TGCGGCCGCCCCATCCTGTACGGGTTTCCAAGTCGATCTCGGGGGCCAGCCGGCGCTGGAGCGCCTCTCCTGGCGTCTGTGCGCCTCCTGGGCGCGAGAACCCGCCTCACGCGGGGAGTTGTACCCCCGGAACTCTCCACGGCCCACACAGGGCCGGTACATGTCAAGGTGAACTACGTCACATTTACGGTAGATGTCAAGTCGCAGACGCGTATCTAGATAATGAGGGGCTAAGGCCCCTCTATAGAGAGCGCCCACCAGGGCGCTCGAAAGAATAACCGGCCCTGAAGGCCGGTAGATCTGATCCGGCAACCGCCGGATCTTATGCCGCGCCCGGTGGCGCGGCTCTATAGAGGGGTGACGCAACCGTGTATGGCACTCGCTCGAGTGCGTACTGGAGCACTCAACCGGGCAAGTTCGACGTTCTCAACCTGCGGATGACCTTCGAGTCGTCCTCGCAGCACGGGATTCCCGACTTGGCCCCGTCCGACTTCCTCCCGGACAACCTCGCGGCCTGGAACATGCCGCGTCATCGCGAGTACGCCGCCATTACGGGCGGCGCTCTGCACTTCTTCCTCGATGATTATCGATTCGAGACCGTCTGGTCGTCCCCCGAGCGCCTTTTGGACCGCGTGAAAGCGGTCGGCGCGGCGTTGACGCCCGATTTCAGCCTCTGGAAAGACATGCCGAGGGCCGCACAGGTCTGGAATACCTACCGCAGCCGCTGGTGTGGCGCGTATTGGCAATCCGAGGGCATCGAAGTCATTCCGACGGTCGGTTGGGGCACTCCCGACACATACGACTTCTGTTTCGACGGCCTGCCTCAAGGCGGGAACGTCGCAATTTCGTGTTTGACCCTCCGCTCGAAAGCGGAGGACCGGGAGCTGTTCACGAATGGCGTCCGAGAACTCGTCTGGAGAACGCAGCCGAAGACCCTTCTGGTCTACGGCCGGCTCCGATTCTGCGAGGAACTAGACCTACCCGAGGTCCGGGAGTACCCGACCTACTGGGACCGACGACGAAAGCGACTCGAAGAGCGATGGGAAAGCGAGGGGGCAGCGGCGGGGGCGGTGGAGCCCCCGGCAGCAAGACCCGAAACAAGGGAGCTGCTGCTCCCGGTGGATCTGGACTGAGCGGAGGTGCTGCCGGCGGCGGCGGATCTGCCGGCGGCGGTGGTACCGGGGCCGGAGGCGTCGGTAACGCCGGCACCGGTGGAGTCGTCGGTGGCGGTGGCAGCGGAGCGGGTGGTGGTGGCGGTTCGCCCGTCAACCCCGATCGTTTCCCGCCTTCAGACCCCAACCGCAAGCGCGTCTTCGCGACCGCCAAGGCGGCGCGGCAGTGGTTCGCGAGCATCTGGCCCTCGAAGGACAAGTACGAGGCCAAGGTGCGGAGCGAGTACGCGACGTACTCGAGCAACACCGGCTACCAGACGATCAACACCGCGCTCCGCGATGTCGGCGGTGACGCGTCGAAGTTCGATGACCCGGCCGTGCTGGCCGACCTGAAGGACTTCAACGGCAACCCCTACAGCGACTGGGTCCGACAGGACTACATCAACAACCTCGCCGCCCGCGTGAAGGCGATGGACGAGGGCATGGAGTTCGCTCCCCGCACGCCCGAGTGGATCGAGCTGGCTCGCGGCACCCGCTGGCATGAGTTCAAGAGCCTCGGAATCGTCGGCCCAGACGACGATCTGAGCAAGCTCGAGGGCAAGTCCTACGTCAACCACTCGTACACCTCGACCTCGGTCGGCGGCAAAGCCGCGATGGACCACATGCCGGTCCAGATCACCCTCTCGGTGCCAGCCGGCATGAAGGGCGTTCACATGGCCGGCAACGAGAACTACTCTGGGGCACTGTCGACGCTGGCATCCGAGAACGAGTTCCTGCTCCCACGCGGGTCGAAGTTCAAGATCAAGAGCGCCAAGAAGAACGCGCAGGGGCAGTGGATACTGGAAGTGGAGGTGATCAAGCCGTGAGCGCATTCGATGACAAGATCGTGGACCAGGCCCAGGCCATCGTCGCAGTCGAGGACTACGACGCACGCCCTCTCGCCGGTCCCGGCCGCTGGGCACACCTCCCCGGCGGGCTGACGCTGTACACCAACGACGAGAACGTGCTGTTCGCCAGGGGCGACATGAGCACCTTCGAGTCGAGCGTCCTGTTCCAGGCGATGGACAAGCTCCACGCCGCCGGCAAGACCGCATCTGAGGCATTCGACATCCTGCGTCTGGAAGCAGACGCCGTGGCCGGCGACCTGTCGGAGCTGGCCGAAGAGTGAGCTGGGCGTCCTCGAGACGCCGGTATGACCTTCCCCCGGACTGGGAGCTGAACTACCGGCTCCCGGTCCTCCGGGATGCCAACTGGATCTGCGAGCTGCAGTGGAACGGCTGCGTTGGCGTGGCATCCGAGGTCGACCACATCAAGCGTGGGAACGACCACTCGCGATCCAACCTGCAGGCGGTCTGCCACAGGTGTCACGCGAAGAAATCATCCGCCGAGGGCAACGCCCGGAAGGCAGAACTCAAGGCCCGGAGGAAGCGACCAGACGAACGCCATCCTGGCCGTCGATAAGCGCGGGCCAGGAGCCCGCTGGAGACCCAGGAGGTCAAGTGGGCACCCGAGGCCCCATCGGAAAACGAGACGAAGAGCGGGTTCGCCGGAACAAGGACGAGAACCCCACCGACACGATCCAGGTGATCGGCCCGGTGAGCATCCCCGAGCTAGGCGACATCAGCCACCTCGGTGAGACGCATCCGCTCATCACGGAGATGTACGACTCCATCAAGACATCCGCAGCGGTGAAGTACTACGAACCCACCGACTGGCAGTTCGCCCGGATGACGCTCTACATGCTCAACCAGGAACTCATCGCCGCCCAGCACAACGGAAAGCCCGTGGGCGCAATGAAACTCACAGCCATCAACCAAATGCTCTCCTCGCTGCTGCTGACTGAAGGTGACCGACGAAGGGTTCGACTCGAAGTCGAGCGGAACCCCGGTGGGCCATCGACCGGGAAGGTCGTGGACATGACCGACATGCTCAAGCAGCGCCTCGCCCAAGCTGAGGCGAGCGGAGGGTAGATGGTCCCCCGGAGGGGGTTTCTAGAGCCGCTGCCGCTACCAGCCGCTCCTCCCTCCGGGGTTGACACTCCCCGAAAGGAAATCCTATGGCCGACATCGGCATTCGCACTGACGCCGACACGCTGGTCCTCTGGCGGGGACGCGACTTCAAGTGGCAGTTCGAGAACCTTGACACCAACGGCGATCCCGTCGACTACCCGCCCGGACGGCTGTTCTTCGAGCTGCAGACCGGCGGTGAGCACAACGCGCTGCACAGCATCTACGTGACCGGCGCGACGAGCGGGACGTACACGCTCAACCTCAACGGCACCGACACCCCGGCCATCGACTACAACGACGTGTCCGACAACCCGCAGGGGCTGGCCGGCGACCTGCAGGATGCGGTCGACGCGGCGCTGGGGGGCGGCAACGGCCTGGTCCACCCGGTCTCGCTGTACCCCGCGTGGACGCTGAACTTCAACCTCAACGCCAGCAAGCCGCTCACCGAGCAGTTGGTGAACACGATCAACAAGGCCGCGAACGACTTCTTCAACACGTTCGACCAGCTCCTGGGCGTCGATGTCACGATGGTCGTCACCGACGCGCTCAACTTCAAGCTGCTGGTCACCTCGCGGCGCTCGTTCGATGAGGTCGGAGTCCTGACCTTCGCGGTCGACGTGACCGCCACGGCCGTCAAGAACTTCTTCAACAGCTTCGCTGGCCTGATCGGCGCGGTGAACACCGTCAGCACCGACTTCTACTGGAACCGGACCTACTCGGTCGAGTTCACCGGAGACCTTGCGCTGCAACCGATTCCGCCCAGCACGGCGAACATCAGCAGCCTGGTCGGCACGCACAAGGCCGTCACGGTCACCGTGCAGGAGCCCGGACGCACGCCCATCACCATCTGGGAGTTCGTCATCGAGGACTCGATCGCCAGCATCAAGATCGAATCAGACAAGGCCGACGAGATCGGCGAGCGCACGAAGTGGCAACTGGTCTTCCTCGCCGAGGGCGAAGAGGCCGGCGGTGACCCGATCGCACGCGGGACGGTCGCGAGGTTGGGCTGATGCAGCTTCGAGGTTCCGCCCCGGACGGCAAGCCCGCAGTCAGCTACGTCGGCTCCCCCACCGGATCGGTCGTCGGAGTCCCCAAGCGCCCGGTCGGAAGCGTCACCGTCCCACGCGGACGGCACGCAGAGCGGCTCCGCAGCGAGCCAGGGGACACCCCGAAGGGTGTAATCACTCCCCCGCGCCCCCACGGCCATCTCCTGGCCCTTCCAGGCCAGGTTGGACCCAGAGGGCCGGAAGGCCCGCCTGGGCCGCGAGGAGACGGCCTACAGGTCGACGGCGTGGTTATGCCCGGAGATCCCACCCCGATCCCCTCCGAACACACCCATGAGCTGTGGTACACCGCAGCGACCGGCCTGTTCTGGCTCAGCGACGGCACCACCTGGCGTGAACTCGATGTCCACGGGCCCGCCGGCCCGCAGGGGCCGAGAGGCTTCCAGGGTGAGCGCGGCGAGACCGGACCACAGGGTCCGCAGGGAATCCAAGGGCCGCAAGGCATTCCGGGTCTACAAGGCCCGAAGGGCGACAAGGGCGATACCGGAGCGCAAGGCCCCAAGGGCGACACCGGCCAGACCGGCCCCGCCGGCCTCAACGGCGTAGACGGCGCTCAGGGTCCGAAGGGCGACAAAGGCGACCAGGGCGAGATGGGACCACAGGGTCTCACCGGAGCCACAGGCCCACGCGGCCTGGAAGGTCCGCAAGGCCCGAAGGGTGACCAGGGTCCGCTCGGCTACTCCGCGTATCAGGTGGCGCTCGAGGCAGGCTTCGTCGGCACCGAGTCCGAGTGGCTCGCGTCGATCACCGGCCCGCAGGGTCCAGCCGGCGCTGCCGGCGCACAAGGACCAGCAGGTCCGAAGGGTGATCCAGGTCCGAAAGGCGACACCGGCAGTCAGGGTCCAGAAGGAGCCACCGGCCCGCAGGGACCGCAAGGTCAACAGGGCAGCCAAGGTCCGCAGGGACCGAAGGGTGACAAAGGTGACACCGGCTCTCAGGGGCCGCAGGGTCCGATGGGCGTCCCGTCCTCGAACGGTACCGTGCTCGACTTCGTGAAAGTCACTCAGGCGCAGTACAACTCGCTGACGAAGGTCGGGACGACGTTCTATGTGATCGTGGGGTGAGGCATGGCGATCTACCTCGGTAGCACCGCGCTGAACACCTTCCGAGTCGGCACCCAGACCCCGGATCGGATCTTCCTCGGCAACGACCTCGTCTGGCCAGCCTTCACCGAGATCGAACAGATCTTCACCCCCACAGGCGCTTTCACCTTCAACATCCCGCTCAACTGCCGGTACATCGACATCGTGCTGGTCGGCGCAGGCGGTGGTGGGCAGGCGTCCGCAGCGGTCTTCAACATGGGCGACCCCGGTGACCCCGGACAGTGGAACGGCATCACGCTCAAGCGTGGCGTCGACATCCCGTGGGACATCCTCCAGATCACCGGCTCCGTAGGAGCTGGCGGTTTCGGTGGCCCTGGCCCCAGCATCTCCCCCGGTGGCCCCGGCGGTACCACGACGGCGAGCATCGCTGGCGTCGGCTCCATCAGCGCCCCAGGCGGCGCGGCCGGCGCTCTGTGGACCACGGACACCCGAGGGCAAGGACCAGGCAACTTCACCTGGAACGGAAAGCTCTACGTAGGCGGCGGCATCACCGGTACCGGCCGAAACGGTCCCACCGGCAACGCCCCCGGCGGCGGCGGCGCAGGCTCCACAGGCTTCGGCGGTGGCGGCTCTGGCGCTCCCGGCCGTGCGTGGATTCGCTGCTACTGACGAAAGGATTCATGAACCCCAACGACCACTACACATTCGCCATCTACTACGAGGCCCAGCAGGAGATCGACGGCCCTTGGCTGCCGTACATCTCGGTCTGCGCCGACCTCGAAGAGGCGCAGATGGTCTACGCAATCGCTGGCCCTGCGTTCTCGCAGGATCCCACCATCCGCAACTTCGTGCTGGTCTACAGCCCGAAACTGAACTGGCAGCCCTACACGGGCTGAACGAACTGGGCGGTCCCCCGGAGCGCGGGGGGCCCCCACTAGGGCACGTAGCTCAATCGGTAGAGCAGCGGTCTCCAAAGCCGCAGGTTCCAGGTTCGAACCCTGGCGGGCTCGCTTGACATCCACCCAGAAAGGAAACGCCATGCAGGCACTCCAAGCACAGATCGCGGTCTTCGCCCTGAAGAAGGCCGTCAAGTTCCTCAAGGACCGACCGGACCTGATCCCCGGCGAGATCGACAACGCGGTCATCAAGGTGCTGGCCATCGCACTGGGGGTCTAATGACCTTCGTCGTGACGCGCCAGAGGGCGCAGGAGGTTCACGACAGAGCCCGCGCCCGCGCCGGCCTCCCGTACGCCTACGGCGGCGCATTCACCAACGACCCGAAGCGATCGACTGACTGCTCTGGCCTGGTGCTGCAGACCGCCGCCTGGTACGGCGGCAGGACCGACTGGGTTGGCAACCGCTACGGCTCCACCGAGAGCTTCCGCCTCGACCACAAGATCGTCTACGACCTGGGCTTCCGGCGCATGCCGCCCGGAGGGCTCGCTGCCCTGCCGTTCAAACCGGTCATGCTCGTCGGGCTACAGCACGGCGGCGGCGGGGTCTACTCGCACACCGCCTGCACGCTGATGACGATGGACATCCCCGGTGGCCCGGTGGTGCAGTCCGCTCGCGGCGTCGACTGGGAGAGCCGAGGAGGCAACCCCGGCGTTCGCCTCTACGACGGCGCTCGGGCCTGGAACGATCCGCTCTTCCACGACTTCTGGTACCTGGACGCCCGTCTCGAGGACGGTGTCACGGGCAACGTCGATCGGGCTGAGATCCTCGCACGCGCAACAGGTTTGACGTACAACAGAGCTGCTGTACTTCTGCCGGCGCTGGCTGACGGCCTGAAGCTGGCCGACTGCACGAACCCGAACCGCATCGCGATGTACCTCGCTCAGATCGGCCACGAAGCAGACGACTTCGAGGCCACCGAGGAGTACGCGTCGGGAGACGCCTACGACACCCGCACCGACCTGGGGAACACCCCTGAGGTCGACGGCGACGGCCGGCTCTACAAGGGCCGCTCCTGGGTGATGGTCACCGGCAAGGACAACTACCGGGACTTCTCGCGGTGGGCACATGGCAAGGGGCTCGTCCCCACGGCCGACTACTTCGTGGTTCACCCGCATGAGCTGGCCGAACTGAAGTGGGCCGGCATCGGTGCCGCCTGGTACTGGACGGTCGAACGCCCGGACATCAACGCACTCAGCGACCGCCGTGACCTCGAAACGGTCACGCGCCGGATCAACGGTGGTCTCACCAACATCGATGACCGCCGACGCCGGTACAACCTGGCCCTCGCTGTGGGCGACCAACTACTCGAACTGATCGGAGATGACGACGAATTGGCTGATCCAGCCATCGTGAAGATGATCCGTGAGATCCACGCGTGTCTGTTCAACGACACCGAGTCGTGGAGCGATCTCGCGACCCCCGGTGAAGGGGCCATTCACCAGCTTCACGAGAAGATCCACTCGATCGACGGGATGCTCCATCCGATCCACGCCGAGAGGCGTGCTCGCGCAGGCGACCTCGGAGAGCTTCATCGAATCGTGCTCGCGGCCACAGGCCGGGGCCGGCTCAGGGATGAGGTGACCAAGCGGGTCTACCAGAGCATCCTCGCGAGCATCGAGCGCGATCAACCCGACGTACTGAAGGCGTATCTCGCCGAGACAGGAGCAGCGTGAAGTACACATTCCCGGTCATCGCCAAGGCGCTGATGGCCTTCATCACCGCCGCGCTCGGTGCGGCTGCCGTGGCTGCTGGCGGGCCTGACCTGTCCAGCCTCAACCTCGGTGAGATCCTCGGGGCCATCGGCTCAGGTCTGGTAGCCGGCGGTGCCGTCTTCGGCACGCCGAACAAGGACACTGAGGCTCCCGCCGACAAGATCGCCAAGGGCGTCGAGCAGGTGCTCTCCAACGCGGCGGCTGCCAACGCGGAGGTCGACAGGGTCAGGGACGTGTTCGGCGGTGTCCTCACCGACGTGCAGCGAGCCGCTGACGCGGTGAACCTCGGTCCCCTGGCCAGTCAGATCATGCGCCTGCCGAACGAGCTGTTCCAGCGCCCACGATGAGCCTGAAGGTAGGTTCCAGCGGAGAGCAGGTCAGCAGATGGATCCGGGTCATGAAGGCCCGGTTCGTCTCCTACGCCGGCAAGCTGGCGGTCGACGGGTACTTCGGCCTGGACGACGCTGAGGTCCAGCGAGAGTACGAGCGGCGCACCGGCCAGACCCCGGACGGGATCGTCACGGACGGCGACCTCGCGTACCTGCTCCCGGCGAAGCCCTGGCTGTTCACAGTCCACGGCACCGGGATGCCAGACCCTCTGGGCCCCGGCCTGCCGGCCGACGTGGCTCGGGACGTGCTGGACATCTACCGCTGGCAGCCGATCGGCAACTACCCTGCCGCCGCCTTCCCGATGAAGCCGTCGTACGACAAGGCCATCGCGGAGCTGGTGCTGCAGATCGACCAGAAGCTCGCCGGCAACGACGACGAGTTCAGCATGGCCGGTTACTCGCAGGGAGCCATCGCGGTCTCGTACGTGCTCAAGCACGAACTGATCAACCCGAAGGGCCGTCTACACGAGTACGTCCACCGGCTCAAGAAGGTCGTGCTGTGGGGCAACCCCATGCGCCAGAAGGGCTTCGCCCACTCTGACGAGTGGATCCACCCGGTGGCCGGCCCGGACACGATGGGCATCCTCGAGGACCGCCTGGAGGCGCTCGAGCAGGCCATGAAGGTCTACGGGTTCGAGGTCCGCGACTACGCCCACGAAGGCGACATGTACGCCTCCATCAAGGAGGACGACATGCACGAATACGAGGTGGCCATCGGCCGAATCGTCATGGAGGCCAAGGGCTTCTACGGCGGCAAGGACTCGGTGGTGGCCCAGCTCGGTGAGCTGGCCGGCCGTCCTCTGTTCGAGATGATCGCGATGGCGCGAGCCATCATCGACGCCCTCTCGTTCTTGGCCAAGGCGACCAAGGGCGAGAAGTGGCCCCACCTGTACAACCGCTACCCGGCTGTCGCTTTCCTGCGTCAGCCTTGACATACACCAGGAAGGAGGCGGGGTGAGCCTCGGAAATCACCACCCGGAGCTTGCCCCGTCCCCTCCACACATCATCGGCCCGTCTTGGCAGAGGACGGTCGACGGGGAATGGCATCTGCCCGATCCCAAGATGACCCTCGGATGGGGCGTCTTGAAGTGGCTGTCCGACTACGTCAATACCCCCGGCGGGCATGACGATCCAGCCAGACTCAAGTTTCTGATCGAGCTGTCCGAGATGGGCCTGCTCGAGAACGAGAACATGTTCATCCCCACCGACGAGCAGGTACGCCTGGTCCTCTGGTGGTACGCAGTCGATGAGCGTGGTCAGTACGTCTACCGCGAGGGCGTGATCCGCCGGCTCAAGGGCTGGGGCAAGGATCCGTTCACCGCCGCGCTGTGCCTGGCGGAACTCTGCGGGCCAGTAGCGTTCTCACACTTCGATGAGACCGGCCAGGCGATCGGCAAGCGCCGGCCGGCCCCGTGGATCACGGTGGCCGCAGTCTCCCAGGACCAGACGAAGAACACCTTCTCGCTGTTCCCGGTCATGATCAGCAAGAAGCTGAAGACCGAGTTCAAGCTCGAGGTCAACCGCTTCATCATCTACGCCGAAGGCGGCGGGCGGCTCGAGGCCGCGACCTCCTCGCCAGCATCGATGGAGGGCAACCGCCCGACGTTCGTCGTCCAGAACGAGACGCAGTGGTGGGGCCAGGGACCAGACGGCAAGGTCAACGAGGGCCATTCGATGGCGGAAACCATCGAGGGCAACATGACCAAGGTCGAGGGCGCTCGCACGCTCTCGATCTGCAACGCCCACATCCCCGGCACCGAGACCGTCGCCGAGAAGGCGTACGTCTCCTACCAGAAGATCCTCTCCGGTGAGGACGTTGACACCGGCCTGATGTACGACGCGCTGGAAGCGCCGGCCGATACCCCCATCTCCGAGATCCCGTCGCAGAAAGAAGATCCCGAGGGATTCGAGAAGGGCATCGCCAAGCTCCGTCAGGGCATCCTGATCGCCCGAGGCGACAGCACCTGGCTCCCGGTGGACGACATCATCAAGTCGATCCTGTCGACCAAGAACTCGATCACCGAGTCGCGGCGCAAGTTCCTCAATCAGGTCAACGCCTCCGAGGACTCCTGGCTGTCACCGCAGGAATGGGACCGCTGCGCGGTCGTGGACCCCGAGTTCGCCCTGCAGCCCAAGCAGCGCATCACGCTCGGCTTCGACGGTTCGAAGTCCAACGACTGGACCGCCCTGGTGGCGTGCCGGGTCGAGGACGGTGCTCTGTTCCTCCTACACGTCTGGAACCCCGAGAAGTTCGGCGGTGAGGTGCCACGCGAAGACGTGGACGCCGCCGTCCACTCCGCGTTCGCCAAGTACGACGTGGTGGCCTTCCGGGCCGACGTGAAGGAGTTCGAAGCGTACGTCGACCAGTGGGGACGCGCCTACAAGAAGCGCCTCAAGGTCAACGCCAGCCCGAACAACCCGGTCGCGTTCGACATGCGCGGGCAGCAGAAGCGATTCGCCTTCGACTGTGAGCGCCTCGAGGATGCGGTCCTCGAGGGAGAGATGGCGCACGACGCCAATCCCGTTCTACGCCAACACGTTCTGAACGCCAAACGACATCCGACAACCTACGACGCCATCGCGATCCGCAAGGTCACCAAGGACTCCAGCAAGAAGATCGACGCTGCAGTCTGCGCTGTCCTCGCGTTCGGGGCGAGACAGGACTACCTCATGAGCAAGAAGGCCCGTAGTGGCCGGATGGTGATGGTGCGATGACCGCCCCGCTACCCGGACAGGAGGAAGTGGCCGATCCCGCGATCGCCCGAGACGACATGATCTCGGCGTTCGAGGACGCAGCCAAGAACCTCAACGGCAACACCAGCTACTACGACGCGCAGCGCCGGCCAGAGGCCATCGGCGTCACGGTGCCGCCCCAGATGCAGAGCCTGCTGGCTCACGTCGGATACCCCCGGCTCTACGTCGACTCCATCGCGGAGCGACAGGCCGTCGAGGGATTCCGCCTCGGCGATGCCGACGAGGCCGACGAAGAGCTGTGGGCGTGGTGGCAGGCCAACAACCTGGACATCGAAGCCCCGCTGGGCTACACCGACGCCTACGTCCACGGCCGGTCGTACATCACGATCAGCAAGCCAGACCCGCAGATCGACCTCGGCTGGGATCCCAACACCCCGCTGATCCGGGTCGAGCCGCCCACCCGCATGCACGCCAAGATCGATCCCCGGATCGGTCGGGTCTCTCAGGCCATCCGAGTCGCCTACGACGAGGCGGGCAACGAGATCCAGGCAGCCACCCTGTACACGACCACCGACACGATCGGATGGTTCCGGCAGGACGGCGAGTGGGTCGAGTGGTTCAACAACCCGCACGGCCTGGGCGTGGTCCCGGTGGTCCCGCTTCCGAACCGCAACCGGCTCTCGGACCTGTACGGCACCAGCGAGATCACCCCGGAGCTTCGGTCGATGACCGACATCGCGGCTCGCATCCTGATGCTGATGCAGGCGACTGCAGAGCTGATGGGTGTCCCCCAGCGACTGATCTTCGGCATCAAGCCCGAAGAGATCGGTGTCGACTCCGAGACCGGCCAGACGATGTTCGACGCGTACCTGGCCCGGATCCTGGCGTTCGAGGATGCTGAGGGCAAGATCCAGCAGTTCTCGGCAGCCGAGCTGGCCAACTTCACCACGGCGCTCGATCAGATCGACAAGAAGGTCGCTGCATACACGGGACTGCCTCCCCAGTACCTTTCCACCGCTGCGGACAATCCGGCCTCTGCTGAGGCGATCAGGGCCGCTGAGAGCCGACTCATCAAGAAGGTCGAGCGGAAGAACCTGATCTTCGGTGGCGCATGGGAAGAGGCGATGCGAATCGCCTACCGGATGATGAAGGGCGGCGACGTGCCGCCCGACATGCTCCGCATGGAGACCATCTGGCGCGACCCGTCGACTCCGACCTACGCGGCCAAGGCCGACGCAGCCACCAAGCTGTACGGCAACGGCCAGGGTGTCATCCCCCGCGAGCGTGCCCGCATCGACATGGGCTACTCCATCAAGGAGCGCGAAGAGATGCGCCGCTGGGACGAGGAAGAGGCCGCTATGGGCCTCGGACTAATCGGCACGATGGTCGACCCAGACCCCACCGTTCCGGGCTCCCCGAGCCCCACGGCACCGCCGAAGCCGGCCACGCCGGCCATCGAGGGCGGTGATGCAGCCTGACCCCCGAGGAGTACGCCGCCGCGCAGGCGGCGATCACAGCGGGAGTAGCCGCCTACGTCCAGAGGGTCGCCAGCCTGTTTACCGGGCCGGCACTCCTCACGGCCGAGTGGCTGGGGCTGTTGCAAGCGATGTTCCCCGAGGTCCAGCGTCGGTACGCGGAAGCTGCCGACCTGGGCCGTCAGTTCTACGACTCCCAGCGCGAACGCCACCACCCTGAACTGCCCCGCAACGAGAGGTTGCGGAGTGATCTTCAGTGGGAGTGGTTCGTCAAGAACATGCAGCCAGCACGAAAGGGTATGTCGCAGGCCGACTCTCCCCCGAGTGCTGTCACCAGCACGCGCTTGACGGCAGTCCGCGAAGTGGAGATGGCACCCCGCCGACAGATCATCGGCGCTGTCAAGAACGAGCCTGAACCCCAGGTCGTTCAGGGATGGGCGAGAGTCGCCACCGGGCGCGAGACATGCGCCTGGTGTCTGATGCTCATCGCACGGGGAGCAGAGGTCAACCACAAGGGCAACCTCGCGTACCGCGAGGCCAATACCGGCGGGTTGATGCTCGATGACGAGGTGGCCGTCGACCTCTGGAGAGAGGCCGGCGAGGATCTCGAGAAGTTCCGGGAGTCGACCCGAGGCGAGATGGAGCAGTGGCACACAGGGTGTGACTGCCTGGTCGTCCCGGTCTTCGACATCCAGAACTGGCCAGGAAGGGACTCTGCCCTACGGGCGCAGCAGCTTTGGATCGACGCCAGCAAGGAAGCCAGTCGACTTATCGACTCCGGTGAGGCCCGCTCCAAGAACCACAACCGCGAGGCACAGAACGTGCTTCGTCGTCGGCTGTATGCCGGCGAACTCACCATGTCCAACTACGCACTCGCTGCGTAGTCCTCGAGCCCCAGGTGGGCTCATTCAACACACTGCCCAGGAGGCGAAAACACATGTCCGACACCGCAACCCCAGAAGGCGCTCCCGCCGCGACGACCCCGGAGGTCAAGCCGGTGGAACCGACTCAGAAGGTCTTTGACGAAGCGTATGTCAAGGAGCTTCGCAACGAGGCGGCAGCCGCACGGCTCGCGAAGAAGGACGCCGTTGAAGCGGCGGTCAACGAGGCGAAGGAAGCCCACACGGCCGAACTCGTCGCCCGCGACACCCGCATCACCGAACTCGAGAACGAGATCGCCAAGGCATGGACTCTGCTCCAGAAGTACGAGACCAGCCTGGCCGCGAAGGTTCCCAGCGACAAGGTCCAGCAGTTCGTTGCGATCTTGCAGGGAGACGACGCGGAGAGCATCGAGGCATCGGCCAAGGCCAACCTCGAGCTGATCGGCGGCTTCAGCAGCAAGCCCGTTCCCGGATTCGATCCCACCCAGGGCTTCGGGGGCCGCAAAGAGATGCCCCTCAACGGAGACCCGATTCTCGACGCGATCAAGCAGACGCTCGGGATTTCCTAACCCACTCTCACAGAAAGAGATAACGCAACATGGCAGCAGGCACTGCATTCGCAGTCGACCACGCTCAGATCGCCCAGACGGGCGACACGATGTTCAAGGGCTACCTCGAGCCCGAGCAGGCGAAGGACTACTTCGCCGAGGCCGAGAAGACCTCCATCGTGCAGCAGTTCGCCCAGAAGATCCCGATGGGCACGACCGGCCAGAAGATCCCGCACTGGGTCGGCGACGTGTCGGCGCAGTGGATCGGTGAAGGCGACATGAAGCCCATCACCAAGGGCAACATGGGCAGCCAGACGATCGCCCCCCACAAGATCGCGACGATCTTCGTGGCGTCGGCGGAAACCGTCCGTGCGAACCCGGCCAACTACATCGGCACGATGCGGACCAAGGTCGCCACCGCCTTCGCGATGGCCTTCGACCAGGCCGCGATCAACGGTGTGGACAGCCCCTTCCCGACCTACCTGGCGCAGACGACCAAGTCGGTCTCGCTGGCGGATCCGGGCGGCGCTGGCAACAGCGACCTGACCGCGTACGACGCGATCGCCGTCAACGGCCTGAGCCTCCTGGTGAACGCCGGCAAGAAGTGGACCCACACTCTGCTGGACGACATCGTGGAGCCGATCCTCAACGGTGCCAAGGACAAGAGCGGTCGTCCGCTCTTCATCGAGAGCACCTACACCGAGGAGAACAGCCCGTTCCGCCTCGGCCGGATCGTGGCCCGTCCGACCATCCTGAGCGACCACGTCGCTTCGGGCACCACGGTCGGCTACCAGGGCGACTTCCGCCAGGTGGTCTGGGGCCAGGTTGGCGGTCTGTCCTTCGACGTGACCGACCAGGCGACCCTGAACCTCGGCACTCCCGAAGCGCCGAACTTCGTGTCGCTGTGGCAGCACAACCTCGTCGCAGTCCGCGTCGAGGCCGAGTACGCGTTCCACTGCAACGACAAGGACGCGTTCGTCAAGCTGACCAACGTCGTCACGCCGTAAGGCGAACTTGACATCCACCGGGTTGGGGGCTCCTTCGGGGGCCCCCTTCCTGGGGATTCAGGAAGGACCGCATGCGTATCCAATCCACCGCCAACGGCGGGTTCGCAGATGTCGATCCCGAATACGGCCAGCGGCTCATCGATTCCGGCCTGTTCAAGGCCGTCGAAGCACCGAAGCCACCGCCCCGCAAGACCCCGGCCCGCAGGCCAGCCAAGACCAAGCCCGCTCCCCAGGAGCCGAAGAACGAGGAGTAGCCCGTGGCATACGCGACCGCGAATGACGTGGTGACGCTCTGGGCCAAGGAGCCCGAGCCCGAAGTCATGGCACTCATCGGCCGGCGTCTCGAGCAGGTCGAGCGCATGATCAAGCGCCGCATCCCCACCCTGGAACTCCAGGCTGCCACCGACGCGACGTTCAAGGCCGACCTCATCGACATCGAAGCCGATGCCGTTCTGCGCCTTGTGCGTAACCCAGAGGGCTACCTGTCGGAGACCGATGGGGCGTACACCTACCAGCTCCAGTCCGACCTGTCGCAGGGTCGGCTGGTCATCCTCGATGAGGAGTGGGAGACCCTCGGGGTCAACTCGCTGAAGCGTTCGTTCGTCATCGTCCCGAACGTGGTGATGCCGACATGAGCGGCAACCCAAGCGATGTCCACCGGGCTCCCATCATCTACCCACCTGACACGCCGGCCGTCACGCCGCCGGAAGTCAACGCCCACAACTGCGACCACGATGCCGATCCCCCGATCTGCTACTGCGTCCACGACTGGCGCATCGAGTGGGGCAACGTCAAGCGGAAGACCGCCGCGTCCCGAACGGCGGTGCTCTGATGAGCCTGCTGGACACCGGTGCCCGGTATCAGCCGTGCGTCGTCTACCCCGAAGAGATGGTCATCGACGGCGACGGCAACAAGAGAACACGGCCCTCGAAGGTCGGCATACCAGCCATTGCGCGGTTCCAGGTGGCCAATCAATCGGGCACCTCTGCTCGCCGAGCCGAGCAGGACAACGAGGGCTTCGAGACCGAGAAGGTCTACCGGATGCGCTTCCCACGCTCCTTCACCAAGGAGCACGGGATCATCGGCGCTCAGTCCGAGATCGAGTGGCGGGGTCAGCGGTGGGCGGTCTTCGGAGACGCCACCGTCTACGACTCCTCCCCGGCGCTCTCACGCGTCGACTACACGATCAAGAGGTTCTGATGGCCACTGTCTACGCCAAGGCCAACAGCGTGGCTGCACGGGCCGCTGAGACCCGCAGAGAGGTCAAGAAGGTCCGCGACGGCGTCACCCGGAGAGCCAAGAGGAATCTGGCGGCTCAGAACGAGACGAGCCGCATCACGCCCGAGGGTTACTTCCCGGCCGAGATCAGCGAGCAGGACGGCGCTGTGGACTTCCACACGATCCTCACAGCGCCCAACGCGATGGCCCTCGAGTTCGGTCACGCACCGTCTGGCTTCTTCGCCGGCACGGACACCAAGCCCCCGGAGGCCACCTACATCCTGACGCGAGCCGCCATCGGCGGCAGCGTCTCGTAGGGGGTCTCATGGCAAACAAGCGGCTCCCCCGCGTCCAGAAGGTGGTGGCCCCGATCCTCCGGGGCGACCCCCGACTGGAGGGCGTCACGGTCACGACGTGGGTGCCAGACGTGGACTTCCGAGAGTTCCCGATGATCAACATCCGCCGCATCGGCGGCATCAGGAACCCGAACGCACCGCGCTTGCACTCGCTGCCGGTGATCGAGATGACGGCCTACACCACCGAAGGTCTCATCGAAACAGAAGAGCTGTACGAGGAAGCACTCGACGTGCTCTACGACGCGGTGCATGACCAGATCGTCACGCCCGCAGGCTATCTGAGTTCCATGTACGAAACGATGGGCGCTACTCAGTTCAGCTCGCTGTACCAGGACTCCTGGCGAATCCAGGGTCTGATCCGACTCGGCGTCCGTAGACCGAGATCCACCACCTAACCGAAAGGACTGCCCAACATGGCAGAAAATGACGATGCAGTCTTGACCGCTGCGGTCGGCTACGTGTACGTCGGCGAAGTCGGCACCGCACCTCCCACGCCGGCCCTGCTCAAGACGATCAACCTGCGCGACCCCAGCACCTGGACCGGAGCCACCGGATGGGACAGCGTCGGCCACACCAGCCGAGGCACGCTGCCCGAGTTCGGCTTCGACGGCGGCGACTCCGAGGTGAAGGGCTCCTGGCAGAAGAAGAAGCTCCGCGAGATCACCACCGAGGATCCGATCGACTTCGTGACGATCCTGCTGCACCAGTTCGATGAGCAGTCGCTGGGCCTGTACTACGGCCCCAACGCCTCTGACACGCCTGGTGTGTTCGGTGTGAAGACCGGCCAGACCAACGAGAAGGCCGTCCTGGTCATCATCGAAGACGGCGACATGCGCCTGGGCAACCACGCCCACAAGGCCGGCGTCCGTCGCGACGACAGCATCGAGCTGCCGATCGATGACCTCGCTGCGCTGCCGGTGCGGTTCACCTACCTCGATCACGAGGACGAGCTGCCGTTCACCTGGATCAACGAAGACCTCTTCAACGTGGTCGATCCGACTCCGTAGTACTTGACAGCCACCCGGCTGTCACCCCCGGAGGGGGAGGTTTCCTTGGCGGGCCTGCCTCCCCCTCCAGCCCGCCACTCAAGCCCGCCGAACACGAAAGGTTCGCCATGACAAACGTATTCACTCTGGACGCACTCCGCGCAGAGACCAAGAAGAAGTACGAGCCCGTCCTGATCGGGCTCTCCGACGACGTGACCGTGGAGCTGAAGCCCCTGCTGAAGCTGGGCAAGAAGTCCCGCGAGGCCGTGGTCGAAGCGGTCAAGGAGATGGAAGACATCCCCGAGATCGATGAGGAGGACGAGGACGCCGACGAGCTGATCGAGGAGTACTCGATCCTGGCCTGCGAGGTCGTCGCCAAGGTGTTCCGGCTGATCGCCACCTCCCCGAGGAAGCTGATCGCCGAACTCGACGCCGAAGAGGATCCACGCATCCGCGCCGAGCTGTACGCGGCGGTGCTGCGGACCTGGATGAAGGAGACCCAACTGGGGGAAGCCGCGTCCTCGCCGAACTGATCGACAAGTTCGGCGGGGCTCTCCTCGCTGACCTCCGGGAGTACTACCAGGTAGACCTGCGTGATCTGTTCAGCGAAGAGGCTCCGATCTCACCGAGATTCGTTCTGGCCCTGGTGCTCTGCCTACCGAAGGACGGCGCGTTCTACGCGGAGCGCCGTGGTGGACAGCAGTACCGGGGCTGGGACGGCCAGCTCAACGCGCTCGCAGACATCTACGACGTGATCCAGGCCGGCAACCACCTGTTCATGCTCGCCCACCGCGACCCGAACAAGGCCAAGCCGAAGGCACCTCAGCCATACCCCCGTCCCGACGACATCAAGACGAAAGACGCTGCGCCCAAGCCGGGTTCGTTTGCCGCGATGGTCGTGGCTGCGAAGAAGGCGGCGCGAGAGAGAAGGGAAAGGGAGGAGGCGAATGCCGAATAGTGCTGGCGTAGAGGTCGCACGGATCTCTGTCAAGGTCAGCCCGAACACCAAGGGTTTCCACCGAGAGCTGAAGCGCGACCTCGAGGAGATCGAGAAGACGCTGAAGGCCGACATCGAGGTGAACGCCCACCTCAGTGCGGCCCAGGCCAAGGCCGACATGCGTCGGCTGCTGCTGCAACTGCAGCGCGAAGCCAGCAGGGGCGTGAACGTCCCCGTCGACCTCAACGTCGACCGTGACCGCGCAGGCGGTGGCCTCGATGACATCGGAGACGACGCCGACAAGGCGGCTGCCTCGGTCAGGCACTTGGGCACGTCGTTCCTGGGCATGTCCCGCTACGCGTGGATGGGCGTCGGCCTCCTGGCGGCGGCTGCGCCGGCCGTGGGGCTCATCTCCGGTCTGCTGGCCGGCCTGCCCTCGCTCATCGGAGCGGCGGGCGTCGGCATCGGTGCGATCGCACTGGGCATGGACGGCATCAAGGCAGCGGCCAAGCCGCTGACCGAAGAGTTCGAAGCGATGAAGACGGCTGTCTCGTCCACCTTCGAGCAAGCTCTCCTGCCGCAGTTCCAGCAGCTCCAGACGCTGATGCCGATGCTCACCTCGGGCATGCAGGGCGTGGCCTCTGGGATGTCGAGCATGTTCCAGGGCGTCACCGACGCGCTCACCAAGGGCGCGGGGCCGGCCCAGCTCGAGCAGTTCCTGGCCAACACCAAGGGCTTCTTCGAACAGCTCCAGCCGGTCGCCAACCAGTTCACCCAGTCGTTCCTGACGCTGGCCAACGCGGGCTCGGGAGCCTTCGGCTACCTCACCGGGTCGCTGGAGAAGTTCTCCACGCAGTTCAACGACATGGTCAACCGGGTCACCTCCAACGGGGTGTTCGACGGGGCCATGAAGGGTCTCTCGCAGACCCTCGACGGAGTCACCAACCTGTTCACCCGGCTCATGGAGTCTGGGCTGCAGGCGATGAGCCAGCTCGGTGGACCGCTCAACACGTTCCTCACGGGCATCGGCGACCTCCTGGTCGCGGCCATGCCGGCGCTGACTTCGTTCGCCAGCCTGATCGGCAACGTGCTCGGCACGCTGGGCACGGCGCTGGCACCGATCGTCACCGCGCTCACCCCCGCGTTCACCATGCTCGCGGACACGCTGGGCACGCTCCTGACGAGCAACCTCCAGGCGCTGTCTCCGGTCCTCACCCAGGTCGCCACGCTTCTCGGCGGGACGCTCACCACGGCGCTGCAGGCTATCCAGCCGATGCTGCCGGGGCTCATGGAGTCCTTCTCGCAGCTCGCCAACGTCCTGGTCACCAGCCTCGCTCCGCACATCCCGGCGCTCGCTACGGCGTTCGGACAGTTGCTCGGCGCTGCCGTGCAGCTCGCCCCGATGATCATGCAGCAGTTGGTCCCGGCGTTCGTCCAGTTGGTCCCCAAGATCGCTGAGATGCTGCCGTCGATCGTCTCGCTGGTGCAGTCGTTCGCGAGCCTGATGCCGGTGGTTCTGCCGCTGGCGTCCGCGCTTCTGAGCGTGGCCGGCGCGGCCATGCAGGTCGGTGTGTCCATCGGTGGCGCTCTCATCGGAGCGATGGCCAACCTGATGGGAATCATCTCCGGGGTCATCGCACGGGTGGCCGAATGGGTGTCCAGCTTCGCCAGTGGCGCAGCGCAGATCGCGGCCACAGCCGCTCAGCTTCCCGGTCAGATCCAAGCGGCTCTGGCCAACCTGATGAACATCGGCCTCGAGGCCGGTAGGAATCTGGTGCAGGGTCTGATCAACGGCATCCAGAACATGATCGGTTCCGCCGTCTCGACGGCCAGGAACTTGGCGTCCAGCGTGGCTAGCGCGGTCACCGGCTTCCTGGGCATCAACTCCCCGTCGAAGCTGTTCGAGCAGTTCGGCATCAACACCGGACAGGGCTACGCCATCGGTCTCGACAAGGGCTTCGCGCCCGTCCTCGAGCAGGCCAAGGCACTGGCCGGACAAGTCGCTGCTGCGGTAGCCACCGGCACCGAGGATCCGACTGCGCTCCTGCAGGGGTTCTCCAAGCAGGACGTGAGCCGGATGGAGAAGGTGCTCGGCACCGAGATCAAGAAGTACGAGCGGCAGGCGAAAGCCCTTGAGCTGCAAGCAAAGGCCACCGGAAACGAGGGTCTGAAGGCTGAGGCTCAGAAGCTGCGGGACATGAAGGAACAGCTCCAGACGCAGAAGGAGATGCTCGACCTCGCGGGCGAGTACAACGACGAGACCGGATCCGCCTCCGGTGGGTCTCTCGAGTCGCAGATCTCCAAGCTGATGTCGGCCCCGGTCGACTTCGCGAAGGCGACTGGCAAGCAGTTCCTCTCGGACATCGGCATCTCTGGTGAGGGCTTCCTCTCGAAGCTGATCACCGAAGGTACGCAGTACATCTTCCAGATCGGCTCTGTCGATGAGGCATTGGACATCAAGGACCGCCAGGAGTCGAAGGACGCTCTCGCGGTCGTCGGCCGTCAGTAGGCGTCCGACTTGACATACACCAGGAGGTAGGCCATTGATCACCGACACCGTCGTGGAACTCGAGGGTGTCAATGGTGAGTTCTTCAATCTGACGACCGGTGACCAGGGAGTGTTCCTGGCCACAGACGTGGAGGGTTGTTTCTACGACCCTCCCGTCAAGGTCGTGATTGAGGAGCCGGGGAACTTCCCCGGTGCTCGCTACTTGAACCACCGGATCCTGAAGCGAGACATCGTCTTCGGGGCCGAGATCCTCAACGACGCGAAGAGCGGGGCTCGCTCCTGGCTCTCGCGTGACAGCGAGTGGCGTAAGGCGTGGGCGTTCAACCGCGACTGCAAGCTCTACGTCACCACCCCGGACTCCGGTACGCGCTACCTCAAGCTGCGGCTGTTCGAGTCCCCCAAGGTCACGATGAAGACCGACCCGCGTGGCAACAGCATCAACCTGACGGTGATGTCGTGCATCGCGTACGACCCGTTCTGGTACGAGGACGACCGGGTGTTCTCGGTCAAGACCAAGACCGACACCCGGTTCGAACCGGACTGGTGGCAGGGCGGCATCTGGCCGTGGGAGGAGCTGCCCAAGGAGACCCTGCGTCTCCGCGTGGGCGCTGGGCAGGGCGGGCTCAACCCGACCGATCAGTACATCTTCCCGAAGTGGACCGTCCCCGGTTCACAGGAGAAGGTGCCCAACTTCCCCTGGCCGTTCCCCCCGAACATGGAGATCCCGTGGGAGACCGCTCCGTTCACGCAGTTCGTCATCCCGGACTACTCGTTCGAGGACGAGGAGTACCGCAACCGGCGCGTGAAGACGCCGGGGCTGATCTACGGCGAGAACTGCATCATCGACACCGACCGCCGCGAGGAGCAGATCGCCTCCGAGTCGGGCTCGCCCGTCTGGGCGCGGATGAACGGGGTGCGCTTCCGCAACTCGATCCCGCCGTACACCGAAGAGGCTGAGTTCGTCATAGACGCCTCGGGCTGCGCTCCGGGACAGATCATCACGCTTCGGCTCCCGAGGCCGTGGACGCGCTGCTGGGGGCTCGAGTGAGTGGCCTGAGCACGCTCGGCCAGGCCGAGGATCTCTGGAAGAAGATCCAGCTCCGACGCTGCAAGCGCGAGCAGGAGCGGCTGAAGCCGGCCGACGTAGAGCTGCGCGATGGCGACTTCCGCCTCCGGGGCATCGTCGCCGGGGAGCGCCTCCTCGAGTGGGAGTTCATCGAGAACGACGTGGGCAACGCCACGCTGCACCTCTCGCTGAGCCACTACCTGGCGAAGTGGGTGATGAACCACCGGGGTCGAGCAAAGCGCAACGTCATCATCAACATCGAGAAGCAAGGCGCTCGATGGACCGGGATGATGGACCACTACCGGGTCATCAAGACCGATTCCGGTGATGCGTATCTGGAGGTCGTGTTTTTGCACGACTACGCCCAGACCCAGCACATCCGCGTGTGGTGTAACCCATTCCTGCGCCCTGAGCTGCAGTTTCCCAAGGTCTGGATCATCTTCGGGCCCGCGAAGTGGTGTTTGCTGGTGACGCTGTTCGTGAACATCCTCCGGCTCGAGACGAGCCTGTGGACGATCCCGGACGACCCCACGGACATCAACGAGTGGATGGGCCCCTCGTTCAATCCCAGCAACTGGCGGAACATCGTCAAGCCGTTCCCGTTCCTCGCGGACAACAGTCCGGTGACGATGGTGTTCAGCCGCTTCGGCAAATTCTACGACGTTGCCAAGCAGATGCTCGAGGACCATCAGCTCACGCTGACGTGCCGGCGGTACATCAAGGATCGCGACCCGCATCCGTTCGATGACCTCAAGGGCGTCTGGGGCATCGATCCGGTCGAAGACCTGCTGCAGCTCATCCCCCTCCGGGATGGCTGCGTCGTATGGGACATCGAGGACAACAGCGGCTGGGGCACCCAGACCGCGTTCGGCGGCTCCTGGCTGACCGGGTTCCTCCGGGCGATGGTGACGCTGGCCGGCGACGGCCAGGTCGAGGGTGTCGACGTGTTCACTGGGGACTACACGTTCCCCGGCGAGTACTACAGCCCCCACTTCCTAGGCACCAGCCCGATGGCACCGCACGTCGTGTTCGAAGAGGGTCCACTGACCGGCATCAAGTCGAGCGAGTTCTCGTACTACGAGGCGACTGACACCAGCTTCATCGCAGGAGGTCAGTCAGCCCCTGGAATCAACGAGGGCATCAGCACGGCTGTCAACGTGGGCGGTGATTTCCTCACCAGCCTGATCAACCAGGCGCTCGGTGGCATGATCGACCTTCCGCCTCTCGGCGGCACGCTGGACTCGATCCTGAAGCCGTTGTACGAGGACGTGTTCGGTGCGTTCATGGAGGTGCCGACGCTGCGTGCGTCGGGCATCCGCCTGCCGATCTCTGGCCTCGAGGACGTGGTCACCGACCTCGGTGATTTCCACTACTTCGAGGGCGGCCCTGACGGGTCGATGAGGGCGTTCACCCTGAGCGCGTTCGCGGCCATCGCGGCCGAGATCCACAAGACGCGGGCCCGGACGGCCCACACCCTCAAGGTGTCGGACGCAGCTCCGTACATCTTCGCGCCAAAGCCCTACGGCCACTGCTGGATTGGTGACCGCGTGGGCACGTCGGTCCTCGGCTATCCGGTCGAGCACCAGTTGTTCGTGGAGCGGATCAAGAAGATCAAGTACAGCCAGGGCACCAACGGCCCGAAGCCGCTTGAGATCGCGATCGGTTACCGCGAACCGAAGAACCCAGCACTGTCCATCCTCGAAGAGATCAAGCGCATCAACGGTGGGCTTGGTCAGGCGGGGTGGCTGTAAACGAAAGGCACCGCCATGTCGCAGATCCCATCGCAAGAGTCTCACGATCCGAACAAGCCCCGCGAGCACGTCGCCTGGGCGCTCCGCAACCTCCCGATGGTTGCCGGCGTCGGTGCGATCACGCACCCGGCCTACCTGTCGGATTGGTCAGAGCACTTGTGGAAGGCGGGATTTCGGCATGTGGACTGGATCCGGGGACTGGCTGATGAGGACGGCAACATCCACGTCAGTCAGCTCCCGGCCCAGGAGATCAAGTTTCAGCCGGCCTTCCGAGGCCAGCGCCATGACATGAACAACGCTGCCCGATGGGTGGAGAAGGACACACCGGACCCAGAACCGGTGCGGATCCCCAACATTCGGCAACTGACCCAACAGGAGAACGAGGCGATGCTTCGACAGTACCGGGAGGCCGGGATGATCCCGGACGACCGACCCGGCCCAGCAGTGGCTGAGGAGTTCAAGTGACGTACAGGTACACCCCGCCGTTCGGGCTGAGGATCCTGCAGCTCGTCATCCTCACAGAGGCCGTGGCCCGTGGGCTCGCCTACATCCTCACACCCCAGGTGGTGCTGTCCACCACCGACATCGTCAACAGCGCACCGATCCAGGTGTGGGGCTCGATCTTCATCTTCTTCGGCGTCATGGGCTTCTTCGGTGAAGCCCTGATGTCCGGGATCCAGACGATCGACGCGACCGGATCGAACGTCCGGGCGTGGCCCAGCTTCCTGGCCCACTCGGGCTTGATGATCCTCTACGCCACGCTGTCTCTGGCCTACTTCAACGCCGTGTTCGACGGCGAGCTGTCGCTGTCATCGGCACCCGCCGCGATGGTGGTGTTCGCATACATCCACTGGCTCTTCGCACGGAGGCGCAAGTCCCATGTCGCCTGAGCTGATCGCACACCTCCCCCAGAACTGGGTCGGCCTCTTCGCCGTCGTCGCGTTCGTCGTGTACGTCGGCGCTCAGATCATCGAGAAGTACGAGGCGCTGGCCAAGATCCTCCCCGGAGGCAAGTGGTGGCATGACCGAGCGAAGCGTCGGCGCGGCCGGCGCGTGGAGATCGTCTCTGACGACAACGAGATCATCCGCGCTCTGCAGGAGCAGGTCTCGTCCATCGTGAGGGAGCTGGCGTCCGTACGCGAGACGCTGCGGACCTTCACCGCGTGGTCGGTCTACGACGCCCGCTGGCACCACCAGGCGCTGGTGGCCACCGCCGGCCAGCTCGTCCTCCCGGAGCACCTGGACTACTTCGCGTTCGAGCAGGTCTGGAAGGCCGATCCCGTAACCGCAGCCAAGCTGCCCGCCTGAAAGGAGAGCCGTGAGCTTCCCGAACTCCCCGCTCGAAGCCATCGGTGCTGACGGCGCATTCGAGATCGGTGGTGGCGACTTCAGCTTCGGCCAGGGCTACACCGAACAGGTCATCCGCCAGATGTTCGAGGTGCCGCTCAACGGCGGCAACCCGATCGAGGTCTTGACGCAGCAGCTCAGCAAGCTGCCGCTCGAGGCGCTCCAGGCGTTCAAGGACATGATTCCGGGCACCATCGATGACGATTTCATCGACGTGGCAACGTCGGTGACGACGATCGTGGGCAACCTGGCGAACCTGCCGCGAGCCCTGCTCACGGGTGACTTCGATGAGTGGGTCTCGGGCACGTTCACCACCCTGTCGACCGAGGTCAAGCAGATCCTCGAGATCCTCGGTGGGCTGATCGTCACCCCGATCAACGGGGCCGTGCAGGCCGTGAAGGACTGGTACGCCGCCATGACCGGCCGCATGTCGGTCATCGGCGAGGACGGCTCCATCAACGCCGACATCTCCCAGATCCCCGCGCTGCAAGCTGTGGTCGACGCGGCCACCAACGCGCTCTCGGGCGCGAGCCAGATCGGCGAGGAGATCGTCGGGGCCGGCGTGGATCACGCCAAGGCCACGATGGAGAACCTGTGGTCGATGCTCACGAAGACCGTCCGCGACGTGCAGTCGCTGCAGTCAGAGCAGGAGGCGACGGCCAACGGTGGCCGGCGGTTCAACATCGACTTCTCGGACTACCCGAACGGGCCGTTCCCGGCGTCGTTGTTCAACTTGACGTACACCGGGCCCGGAACGTCCACGCTGGTCATCTCGAACGGCAACGCGCAGTGGAGCACGGTCAACAACGGCTACCGCAGGGCCACTCTGCTCTACCCGGAGCCGACACTGACCCCACAGCAGATCGTGCGTGGCACGCTGGCCTCAGCGCCCTCACAGGGCACCAACGTCCGCATCTGGGCGGTGTCCCGCGCCAACGCGTCCGGGACCGACTACGTGTTCGCACGCGGCTACTGCACCGGCTTCCTGAGCTACAAGGGCGACATCGGCTGCGTGAAGAACGGGGTCGAGTACATCTGGGCCTCGGGCGTCAGCCTGACCTGGAACTTGGACCTCCGCATCGTCTGCGGCGTCGGTGAGAACCCGCGCCGGCATCAGGTCTACTCAGGCAACACGGTGGTCTGGGACGGCTTCGAGCCAGGCGACAAGCAGAGCATCCTCGATGACGCTCACTGCTACTGGGGCTCGATCACCGAGACCGATGGCAAGAACACCCCCGGCACCGTCGCGGGTGCGTCGGTGTCCGACAACGCCCCGCCGGCCGTCACCGGCTCCACGATGCGTGTCTACCGGTCGACCACCTCTGGCGCGGCCAAGTCCGGTGGCCAGGCGGTGCTCCCGTCCAACTCCCTCGACGCGATCGACTACCGGTCGAGCGACATCACCTGGGATGCCCTGACTCAGACCGCCACGGTGCAGAAAGCCGGCACGTACATGCTGGGTCTCCGTATCCAGGTGAACGAGGCACAGGGCACCAGCGAGGAGCGGTTCCCGCTGCTCTACATCAACGGCGTCCCACGCGTCCGCATGGGCTCTCGCCGAGGCATCTCGCTGGCAGCGTTCGGTGCTCCCGCCTTCCCCCAGGACATCGCCTACGGCGGTGACGGCGTGACCTACTACCTCGCGGCCGGCGCGACCGTCCAGCCCGGTCTCAAGACAGACGGCAGCGTCAACATCGTCGGAGACGCCAACGCGTCCCGGACGTGGTTCTCTCTGGCTCGAGTCGGCTAGCTCAAAGTCCCCCCTCTTCGGAGGGGGGCTTTTTGCGTTTACGGGGTCGTCAGAAGCGTAGCGTCGGAGCCAGATGAAGCGGATCGACAGCATGTCCCCGCGTGAGCGGGAAGCCCTGATCCACGACCTGGAGATCGAGCACCGGGCCGCGATCGTCGCCGCAGCCAAGACCAAGCGGGAGATCCGTTCCTTGGTGGCCTCTCTCGAGTCCCAGGAGAACCGCATCCGTGAGATCGAGACCGGCATCGCGCTGTTGCGCTGACCTGTTTCGTCACTGTGACGGATCTTCTCGGAGGGAGGAGTGAAGGTGAGCGAGCGAGGCTACCCCGCTACCGCATTGGTCACGGCTCCCCCGCTTGCACGGGGAACCACGGGGTGCTGACCATCTCGTCGGTCGTCGTTCGGATCGCTCGCGATGGCCACAGGCTCGGGGATTACTCGAGCCCACAGGCCGGGATGCTCACGGCCACCGCTACGCTGCCACGCGTCCTGGGGTCGGGCTGTCCTTCTATCTATCCCCAGTGGATGGGCCGTGATCGACACGCCCGTGTCAGCGGGCATGAGTGCGGCTGCCCTTCTGACGGGCGACGACCGCGTTGGCAAGACGCGTCACCCGACACGCTTCGGGCGCAGAGCACCTCGAAGAGAGGTGCCCTGGTAGACTGAGGACACCTTCACCCGAGAACCCCCGTAGCCCTGGCAGGCTGTGACCGGGGGTCTTCTCTTTTCTACGGCATGCGTGCCGGAATCCCGTGTAACGACGCCGTCTCGGCGTGTCGCTGACCTGCGAATACGTGATGACGTGATGACGTAATTACACAACGACACACCGGCATAAGTGTGTAACGACACAAGTGTGTCATTGTGCTGTACGGTGCTGATCATGACGACGATCTCGATAGTTCACACGAAGGGCGGCGTGGGGAAGACCACGACCGCGATGTACCTGGCGACCGCAGCAGCGCGGCATGGGGTAGAGGCTGTGGTGATTGATGCGGACCCACAGAAGTCGGCCTCACAGTGGGCCGATAAGGCCGCAGAGCGGGGGATCGCGATGCCGTTCGAAGTGGTCCGGTGCCCGGAGCGCCTGGCGATCCCGGACAAGGAGCTGGTGCTCGTAGACACGCCACCGGGCACGTCAGGTCTGATCCAACAGGCAGTCGATGAGGCCGATCTGGTGATCATCCCGTGCGGGGCTTCGCCCATCGAAGTCGAGCGAGTCTTCCCGACGCTGGAACTCACGGCCGGCGTGCCGGCGCTCGTCCTGATGACCCAGGTGGACCTCCGGGCGCGGATGGTCGAGCGCGTGAGGGATCTGTTCGACAGCAGGGGAGTGCTGATGCTCAACACGCTCGTCACCCTGCGGCAGTCGATCAAGAAGTCGTTCGGCACGATGCCCGTCGACCTCGAGGCGTACGCCGACGTGTGGGCCGAACTGGAGGGGGTGACTGCCGGTGTCTGACGCACTCGAGGCAGCGAGACAGCGGGCCGCTGAGCAGAAGGCTCGCGGCGTCAAGCCGAAGCGGGCCAACGAGATCTTCGCCCGGAACGCCGACAACATGTCGAGGACGAATCTCTACCTGCCGACCAAGACGCTCGACGGGCTCAAGCAGAGAGCCTTGGACGAGAGGACATCGGTCTCGAAGCTGGTGACCGAGGTGGCCGACAAGCTCCTGGCAGAACCGCCTCGAAAGCCCGAGAAGCAGTACCCGTCACTCGATCTGTGACACAACGACACAAGTGTGTCGTTACACAACTACACAAGTGTGTCTACTCGACTAGTCGACTACTCGAGTACTCGACCAGCCTTGACCAGGACACATAGAAAACCTATGTAGTTGACAGGCACAAAAAAAGCCCCGGAAGAGCCAGGCGAAATGCCCAGCCCCTCCGGGGCTTCCTGTCACTGTGACGAAACTACCGGGTAGCTCTGAGTAGCTCGAGGACATCCTCTGTGCGGATGACATCGTTGAACACGAACACGGACGGTCCGGGCGGCTTCCGCCGGCCGTTGATCGTCAGCTCGTAGCCGAAGAGGTTGATGGTGACGTTCATCAGTAGAAGATCGGTCCCACTCCGGGCGTCTTGCCCATCGGCGGCACGTAGATGAACCCGTGCGGGTAGGTGTCGTCGGTCGTCGTGGTCCCGCCCTCACACGCCGTGAGGCTCAGCACCGCCGCGATGGCGATCAGGATGGCTGCGATGGTCTTCATCGGTTCCCCTCTTCTTCGAGTCGGTCGTTGGCCTCGGCCAGCGCGACCTCCAGGTCGTGCATTTCGGCTCGGATGCCGATGTTCTCGAGCAGCGCGTCGGCGAGCTGCCCCTGTGCGATGTCGTTCGCCTCGTCCTTGCGGACGGCCTCATCGATCGCCTCATGGAGCCGGCGGATCAGATCCGGGATGGCACCGTTGATCCCAGCAGTGAAGTCAGCGTCTTCTTCTCGCTCGAATGAAGCGATGAACTTCCTCGGGGCGTCCGGGTTGTTGGCGTCGACCGCCCAGACGTTGAAGGTGCCGGGACCGAAGGCGTAGTGGTCCTTGTCCTCCTCGACCACCCAGTAGCTGCTCTCGGCATCCGTGGTCTTCGTCCACTGCTGATACAGCACGTCGAAGAAGTCATGGTCTTGTTGCTCGTACATCGGCGAACTCCTTCATCAGTTGCAGGTAGTCGTCTGCGATCTGCAGTCGCAGGTTCATCCATCGAGCGAGGTGGTCGTTCTCCCAGACCTCCCACGGATCCCGGAACGTCGTCGTGCCGACGAGGAACTCGATCCGCAGACGGTTGAAGTCGTCTCGGCCACCGGGGGTGAAGTCGATGCCGTCCTCGCTGATGTACCAGGGCAGCTCGTAGCCGTCGAAGTAGACGGCCTTCTCGGTGACCACAGCCTCGGGGAAGGTGTGCGCGGTCAGATCCAGTTCCTGTCCGTGAGAGCGTCGACCATGCTGTCCCAGAGCTTGTGGGCGTGCCACCGCATCTGCTGGGGGTCGTTCTTGATGTCCGGGGTCGCCGTGGTGTGGACCTCGATGCGCTCGTTGTCGATCTCCAGCGTCAGCTTGAAGTCGATGGGCCGGAACGCCTCTGGCTTGACCCCGTCACCCTCGCCGTGCCACTGCAGGTTCAGACCGAAGCCGGCCATGTGCCCTCCTTCGGGATGACGAACGCCTCGTAGCGGATCATGTGGTAGTCCTCGGGCAGCTCGATCCACTCACCGTCGATCTCGTAGCCCCACGGCATCTTCAGGCCGTCGATCTCAGCCCTCTCGAAGACCTTCGAGGTGACCTCACCGACGACCTCGCCCAGGCGCTCGAACGCGTGGCGAGCTTGCTCGATCAGGGCCGTGATCCCGACGATGTCGATGGCCTCCTGGGTGGCCGGCTGCAACATCGCAGCCTTCTTCGCCTCAGGCATCAGCGCCTCCCCAGGTAGGGCATGACGTTGGCCCGGAACTCGAGGAACACCATGTCCTGCGGGGTGTCCTCCGGGACGCGCCCGGGGCGCTCGGCCGTGAAGACGCCGATCTCGCCGCCCTCGATCGTTCCCAGCTCGTTGAGCTTGTGGATCGCCAGACCCAGCAGGTCGTCGTCCAATCCGTTCGGTGCCGGCAGCACCACCTTGGCCTGAGCCATGTGTTCTCCTTCGGTGTATGTCAAGCGCGACTCAGTAGTCAGCGCCGTAGAGCGATCCCCATGACCTCTTGCCGACCTCGGGGTCGGTGCCGATCAGCACGGGGCCCATCTGTTCGGCCATGAGCTGGCCGATGTGTGCAGCGGCTCTCTCAGCCTCTGAGGCGGGCAGAGACGCCACGATCTCGTCGTGGATAGGCAACCGTAGGTACGGCGTGTATCCGGCCTTGTGGAGGCGAATGAGAGCCCGACAGGTCACGTCCCGCGAAGTCGACTGGATCATGTAGTTCAGCGCCGAGTAGGTCCGTGCGCTGTCCACCGGCAGCCGCCGGCCCATCGGGTTGATGATGTAGCCCTGCCGACCCGCGTCCATCGCCAGCTTCTTGCTCAGCCGCTCGACGCCGGGGTAGGTCTTCGAGAACGCCGCGTGGACTCGCTTCGCGGTGGGAACCGAGATCCCCACTGCCTCGGCCAGGGCCACAGCCCCGCCGCCGTAGACCTTCTGGAAGTTGGCCGTCTTCCCGACCTTGCGAGGCACGCCGGCCGCGTCGGCGGTCATCTGGTGCAGGTCAGCGCCGTTCTTGAACGCATCGATCATCGCCTTGTCGTTCGAGAGCGCCGCCAGGACGCGAAGCTCCTGGGTCTGGTAGTCGATCGACGCCATCACGTCGCCCTCTTCAGCGAGGAAGCACCGTCGCACCGTCGAGTCCGATGCCGGCAGCGTCTGCGCCGGGATACCGGTGATCGACATGCGCGAGGTCCGCGCCTGCAGCGGGTTGACGAAGGTGTGGCAGCGGTCCTCGGCGTCCCGCGTGTCGAGGAACTTCTGCACCCAGGTCTTCCGCCACTTGCCCAGCTTCTTGGCCTCCTGAGCGATCGTGGCCAGCTCGTTGCCCTCGGCCACCAGCTTCTCGAGCAGGGTCTTGTCGACCTGACGCTTCCCGGTCTCCGTACGACCGGTGATCTTGACGCCCATCTCCTCGAGCCCCTCGGCGAGATCCTCGGTCGAGTTGACCTTCTCCACGCCGTACTCAGTGAAAGCGATTGCCTCCCAGACCTGTTGGTCCGACAGCCACCGGTCACTCAGCTCCTGTGCGTACTCCACGTCCAGCAGGAAGCCCTGCCGGTCGATGTAGCTGCAGATCTCCGAGATCTCATGCTCGTAGGCCACCAGGCCGCGACTCACGTCGGGCACCAGCGGGGTGAGCGCCTTGCAGACCCGTGCGGTGAAGATCGTGTCCATGCCGGCGTACTTGAGGTACTCCGGGTGGAACAGATCGATCGTCGCCCAGATCTTGGCCTTGGTCGTCTTGTGCTCCTGGGCCAGCTTGGCCATGAGCTTCTTGACGGTCTCGGCCTGCTCCTTCGAGATGAACTCCGCGATCAGCTCCTCGAGCGAGTGCCCGAACCCACCGGCCTCGAAGGGCCGGGGGTCCACCAGCTTGGCCAGGATCTGCGTGTCCAGCACGCGGGGCCACAGATCCTCCATCTCGATCCCGAAGCACTGGTCGAGCACCTGGAGGTCGTAGGACGCGTTCTGCAGCACGACCTTCCTGAGCGCCCCGATGGCGATCCGCACGTCCTCGATGAACACGTCACCCAGCTCGACGGGCACCACCCACGCTTCGTCCTGAGTACCGAACTGGACCAGGCGGCACTCGAAGGTGTCGCTGTAGATGTCCAGCCCGGTGGTCTCGGTGTCGACGGCCAGGCAGTTGAGATGAGCACGGATGAAGTCGCGGAAGCCGGCCAGATCCTCTGGGGTTTCAACGACGTTGATGGTGACGAGGTCTCCCTGAACCTCATGCCGCAGCTCGATCATCTGTCTCCTACTTCGGTGGTAGCCCGAGGGCCGCTCGGATCTGGTTGTTGACCTCCCGCTGCTTCGCCTCCTCGGTCTCGCGGATGGCCTCTCGGGCCGCGTCGAGCACCATCAGAGCCTCCGCGTACGGAGCTGTCACTTCGATTGCGAGAGTGACCTTCTCGTGAGGGAAGGTCTGGTCGTCCATGTTGGACATCGCGTAGCGCATCATTCGGAGCCCAACCTCCGATCGACCTCCTCGCCGAGGGCTTCGGCGATCTCCTGTGCGCGAGCGAGGAACTCGACCACAGCGGGGTTGTCTCGGAACTCGTTGAACGCGACCCCGAACGCGGTGGCCAGCACCGCCGGGGTCAGGATCGCTGAGGGCTCCAGCGTGTCGATGAGCGCGTTGTAGGCGTCCTCTGTCGTGGCAGCCATCAGTGGTAGACCCCCCGGACGGTGCGGGAGATCGTGGCGGGGTTCACGCCGTACTTCCCGGCGAGATCCTTCTGCCGCGCACCACCGAAGTAGGCGTCCCGGATGTCCCGGACCTCCTGGTCGGTGAGCTTCTTGCGGTTCGGCCGGCTCGGCCCCTTCGGCGGCTCGGGCTCGCCCTTGACGAACGCCTCACCGAACGCCCGCTTGGCGGTCTCGAGCTGGCTCCGCAGCTCCCGGTTGGCGCGGAGCGCCTCGTTCGCTGCCCGCGAGAGGCTGACGTTGGCCGCGTAGACCTCGCCGTTCTTCTGGCGCAGGGTCATGTTGTCGGCCGTGAGCTGGTCGTTCTCCTTCTCCAACGACGCGCTCCACGCACGCTCGTCGTCCAGCTCCTGGCGCAGTTGCTTCTTGGTCACGTACTTCACTGCTGTTCCTCTCCGAAGTGCCGGATGGTCTCTGCTTCGGTCATCTGGTAGAAGCTGATGACCTTGTCCCAGTTGAAGGTTCGGTTCGTGCCGTCCTCGAACGCGACGATCAGGACACCCTCGGTGGTGTCGAGAATCGGCTCGCCGTTCATGATGTGGAACCGGTCTTCGAGGTCGACGTGTGTCGCCTTTCGTGCCATGCGTCAGCCTCCGTAGCTGTAGGGTTCGTCGGGGATGTCCTGGTAGGAGTTGGGAGCGATCTCCCGGAGCTGCCGCAACAGCTCCCCTGCCAGTTCGCGGATCTCGGCGTCGGCGGCTTCGTGCCACCGGGCCTTGATCACGTAGCGCCAGGCGCGGTGATTGCCGGTCACGACCATCGGGGAGTTGGTCATGTTCGGCAGGACCGCTCGGGCCGCTTCGCGTGCCTGCTTCCGGGGCAGTCCGTTCGCCTCGAAGATCTGCAGGAGACCCAGGTAGGACGCATCCGTGTTGTCCTTGGCCTGCAACAGGATGTCCTCGGCGTATGCCCGGTCCAGCGCGGGCAGCTTCTCCAGCACCGGGGGCCAGTGGACGCCCAGCGGCGTCGGGTCGACGTACCGCTGCGAGACCACGCTGAACGACAGGTGGCGATGCCGTTCCAGCTCGGTCAGCACCGACCGGCTGGCCTCGATGTAGAACGTCGCGCTGGCGTGTTCCAGCACCGACTCATGTCCGACCTCGAGGATGTGAGCGAGGTAGTCCTCGTTCTCAGCCGTGGCCGGGTTCGGCCGGTGGAAGGACCGGTAGCAGTTTCGGCCGGCGAACTCTGCCAGCTCGTCGGCGTCCAGGTCACCGAACGCCTCGTCGTTGTGGGTGTCTTCGAAGTCATCGACCTCGAATCCGATGTCGCGCAACGCCGTAACGTCGATCTCGGTCGCTGCGATCAGTTGGACTTTCATACTCTCCGCTCAGAGATGGTGGGGCAGGAGGGAGGGGCCGAAGCCCCTCCCTCCCGGTGAATGACAAGTAGCCGGGCTACTTCTTGTCGTTGATGAACTGCGCGTCACACTGCTGGTCACGCGGCGCGGTGCAGACGAACATCTTGTAGGGGTTGCCGGTCTTCTTCGACACCCCCGACTTGAACTGCATCTCGCCGTGAGCACAGAACCGCTGCTCGCCGTTCGGCGCTTGCTGCGCCGCCTGCGGGGCCCGAGACTGCTGCGCCTGAGCGCCGCCGCCCGCGTTGCCGGCCGGCTTCGCACCGGGGCCCGCGTAGACACCAGCGATCTGCTGCACCCGGTCCATCAACTGCTTGAACTCCGGGGTGCTGATCTTGGCGTACACGTCGGCCGGGTCGGCACCCTTCACGACCACCCACGGGTCGCTGTACGCGCCCGCGAACTTGAACGTGGCGCTCACCCCATCGGTGGAGTGCTGGACCGACACGGAGTCGACAGCGGCCGTGCTGGCCGTCGTCGCGACCTGAGCCGGGGCCGGGGGCGGCGTGGGCTCGGGCTGCGGCTCGGGCTGGGCGGGGGGAGTGCTCCACGGATCGTCGTAGGACAACTGGTTACCTTTCACTTAATGGGGCATGCGCCGTTGGCGCAGTTTTCATCGACACCGTCTTCGACGGCTTTGGCCGCAGCAGATTCGTACTGCTGCTTGGTGATTCGCTCGTACGGAGCCTGCTCGAAGCTGGCCTCCGGGAAGATCGTGGAGCCCTTGATGGACCCCGCGAACCTCTCGAGCACCCCGGCAACATCGCTGGGGCTGTAGGCGGTCGGGTCGACGTTGGCGGTGAAGCTCACCGCGTTGTCGGCCCAGCACGTCTGGTAGAGCGCCTGGAAGGCCAGAAGCTCGGTCAATGTCAAGTCGGAGGCCGACTCAACGATCTCCTCGCCGTCGCGACCGAACTGGTCGACCACGGCCTGGACCAAGGTGTCCTTGGTGGGGATGGTGACCACCGAGGTGTTCGGGGCGACCAGGTCGTCCTCGACGTGGTAGCCCTGGTTGTACATCTCCATCAACTGGTCGAAGTCGGAGACCTTGTTGAAGCGGATCCGCCGGTTGAAGTACTTGGCGAAGATCGGGTGGATGCCCTCACTCACGCCGGCCAGCTTCGCGACCGTGCCGGTGGGCGCGATCGTCCGCTTCTTCACCGGGACCGGAATCCTCAGCTCATGGCAGAACCGGGATGCCTCCCCGTCGACCTCAGCGGCCAGCTCCCGCAAGAACTGGGCGAACCGCTTGTCACCGGGTGCCTGGGAGTACCTACGGCCTGTGAGGGCCAAATAGGACGCCACTCCGAGGTGGCCGACGCCGATGCGTCGGTTCCGGTCCAGAACCTCCCGGCTCTTCGGGTCAGCCACGTCCGAGAACGTCGCCCGGATCAGGAACCGCGTCATCAGACGGTGCGCCCGGATCAGGTCGAGGTAGTCGGTCTTGCCGGCGTCGGTGACGAACGCCGCCAGGTTGATGTGGCCGAGGTTGCACGGCTCCCACGGTTCGAGTGTGATCTCGCCGCAGGGGTTGGTGCAGACCACCTTGTTTGGCTCCCCGACGTTGGAGAGGCTCGAGTCCCACATGCCAGGCTCGCCGTTGTGGACGGCTCCCTCGCTGAGCGCCTCCATGATGTGCTCGGCCTTCTCCTGGGTCGTGTAGTCCCCGATGGCCTCCTTCCACCACAGCGGGGACTGGCCCTTGAGCGCCGCCCAGAACTCATCGTCCACCTCGACCGAGATGTTCGTCGTCCAGTGCTCACCGGAGGTGGCCTTGATGTTGATGAACTCCTCGACCTGCGAGTCCTTCCAGTGCATCATCGACATCCGGGCAGACCGGCGAACGCCGCCGGCCACCACGCACGAAGCGATGGCGTGGTCGATCTCCATCGCCGACAGGCCGCTGAGGGCCAAGCCCTCGTAGGCGTGCTGGGACAGGATCTTCCCGACCTTGATCAGCATCTCCGCGAACGGCTTGGGGCCGCTCGCCTTGCCGCCGAACGTCTTGAGCTTCGCGCCCTCGGGGCGCACCCGCGACACGTCGTAGACCCGGTTGAAGTGACTGACCTCGTCCCGGTAGTGCGTGTCGATCAGGTCGGTCAGCGCCGCTGCCCAGCCCTCACGCGAGTCCTCGACCTCGAAGGCACCCATCCAGTCGGGGTCGTACTCCGTCGACAGGATGCCCGCCGCCTCCATCGCCTCGTAGTCCGGGTGGTCCCGGTCGCAGACGATGTGGACGTACAGCTCCTGCTGGACGGGCCCGTAGTGGTCGAGGTAGTGGTTCGAGTAGTTCGCCCCGACTCCCCCGCCCTCCATCAGGCGCAGGAACGTGAACGAGAAGTGCTCCGAGGGCTTCTCGGTCCACCCCGCCACCCAGCAGTTGAAGAGGTGCTGTGCGTTCTTCACGCCCGACGCCCACAGGTGTCGGCCGGCCGGCAGCAGCTTGAACTGCGACATCAGCCGGATCAGTTGGGCTCGCTCATCAGGTAGCTGGTACCGAACGTCAACGAGTCCCAGGTTGCCATCCACCACTCGCTCGACGGTCTCGGGCCAGGTCTCCTTGGTGCCGTCTGGCTTGGTGCGGGCGTAGGTTCGCTTGTAGACCAGCTCTCCTGTTGGCCCCCAGGGGATTTCACCCGTCATCGTGTCCTCTCTGTCAGTTCGTGTCGCTTGAAGTAGGCATCGGCCGAGTCGCCACCGGAGAACGACACCCCGAACTCGACGGGGCCCGCGCCCCGGACCTCACAGGTCACGACACCCTTGCGGCCCCGGAACTGCTTCCAGGTGCCTGAAGGCGGGTACTGCGCCTCGTCGCGCTCGATGACGACCTTGGTGCCCTTCTTCATCTGGCTCCGTATCCCGGCGTGAAGATCCCGCCGACGTACATCTCGAGGTCTTCCTGCGGCCAGTTCTCGAGCATCATTCGCTTGCCGGGGAACAGCTCTGGGAACACCTCACCCCGGTACAGCTCGGACCCCGGCATGCCGTTGAAGATGGGGTCCATGATGTTGTGGGCGCTCATGCGGCCCGTCCTTTCAGGAGATCCCTGATCGGCAGCTCGTAGAGGTACTCGTCGCGCACCTCCGGGTGCTCGATCAGGAGGATTGCGATGTCAGCGGTCGGATCGGAGTGGCCTCCGCTCGTCGGCCTGGTCTCGGGGAACACCGAGTGCCGGCTGCCCGGACCTTCGGTGACGTTGCCGTCTGCGTCGACACCAGCGGTGATCGCGATGATGTTGACGTTCTCGGTCAGCCCCTTGACCGCTCGCTTGAGCATGGCCTCGGCAGCGGAGCCCCGTGGGGGCACCACGCCGTCCTCGTACCGGACCCGGATCGTCTCGGCCTGGCGCTCGTTCTGAGCGGCCAGAGACTCCATCGCCCTCGGCAGGATGTCCACCAGGTAGCGATTGGTCGAGACTCCCAGCAGGGCGTCCTTGACCGCGTCCGATGAGTAGAGGTTGCGACCGTTGAACTCGTTGCTGCTGAGCTGTTCTCCGCTGAGCATCTGCAGCGCCGCGAGCTTGACCGTCTCCACCGCCTCGCTGGCGGTGAGCTTGGCCATCTTCTTCTGCGTGGCCGGCCGTTCGAGATACCAGACCCAGAGGTCGTTGACCAGGTCGTCCAGGTCGCTGTCGTCCTGCTTCCAGACGAACAGCGCCTTGCGGGCTCCCCGGCGGATGATGTCGAGATTCACGGCATCACCCGCTTGAGGTATTCCTCTCGGTCCAGGCGGCGGTCCAGGCCGCGTGTGACCTCGTCGGCGAAGACCTCGCGGACCTCCTGCGTCGTGATCTGCCGTGACCGTGCGTTCTTGTGCAGGTACGGGAGCTTGGTGAATGTCAAGTTCAGACCCTCCAGATGTCGCCGTCGACCGCGAAGCGACCGTTTTCGATGGGGACGACCTCGGGCTTGACGTACGGCCCGTCGATCGTCAGGATGCCGAATCCCTGCTGCCAGTTGCCCGTACCGCCCTTGAGGTACGACGCCGCCGACATGTCCATGAGGTTGCCGACCTCGAACCCGGTGACCGCCTTGCCGATGACTGAGCCGAACCCGAAGGACTCGGTGATCACGCCCAGGCGATGGGTGTGACCCATCACCACCGACTTGTTGAACCGCTTGGCACCGTTGAGCGCCGTCGCCCCGGCGATGCGGGAGATGCTCATCGAGCCACGGTGGCCGTGGGTGGTGACCCAGCCCGGTGCGATCTCGTTGAACTCAGGCAGCAGCTTGATCCCGAAGCCGTCGAAGTCCAGCATCTTCTCAATGTGGAACGCGCCCTCGAACTCGGCCAGGGCCGGCGCGTACTTCGTGAGGTACTCGCGTGGCCGCAGGTCGTGGTTGCCTTCGTGGACCTCGATGGGCCCCTCGTAGACCTTGCGGAGCGGGCCCAGGAGTCGCCTCTTGGCGACCTCGTTGTGGGCCAACATGACCGGGTAGAACTCCTCGGCCGTGCCCTTGCTCCACCGGGCCGGCGATGGGTAGTCCATCAGGTCACCGATGTGGATGACGCCATCCGGGTTCCAGTCCCCGATGAATCGGATGACCGCCCGCAGTGCGCGGGGATCATCGAACGGGATCTGGGTGTCCGGGATGACGACGATGCGCTTGCTCACAGATCCTCCAGTTGCAGGTTCACGAAGCCGTTGGGCTGCGGAACCGGGTATCGCTGCTCCGGGGGGAGCTGCATCTTCTCGAGAACGCCTGCGTACCCGGCGATGTCGACCACCGTGTCTTCGTGGTAGCCGTTCTCCATGAACCGTGCGATCTTCAGCAGGATCATCATCACGGCCACGTCGTTGTGGTCGACCACCGGCTTCTGCAGGTAGGTGTTCCACAGGTTCGCGATCCGCTGGTGGTTCTCCAGCGCGTCCCCGTAGTCCAGGGCTCGCTGGCCGTTGATGATCTCTTCGGCCTTGGTGAGGATGCTCATTCGTCCTCGTCTCCTTCGTGTACGTAGTCGTGGATGTCCTCGAGGTCGAACAGCGTCAACTGCTCAGGGTCCATCTCAGATCCTTTCCAGCAGAGCGTCTCTGCCCTGCGATGTGACTAGTGAGTTGACATCCTCGCCATCAGGCATCGGGATGATCCGGGCGTTCGGCAGCGTCTTCGCCACCGACTTGGCGAACTCCATGCCGGCGTCGTCGCCGTCAGCCAGGATGTTCACGTTGCGGTAGCCCAGGAACAGCTCGCGGAAGTGGGGCTTCCACATCTGCGCTCCGGGAACGCCTACCGTTGGGATGCCGCACAGCTCGGCGGTGATGGCGTCGATCTCGCCCTCGGTGATGGCCATGTCCCGCGAGTAGCGGGTCATCGCTGCTGTGTTGTAGAGCCGGGGCTTGTCCCCCGGCATCGTCATGTACTTCGGCTTGCCGCCGTCGAGGCGGCGGTATCTGATCGCCGCTACCGACCAGTTCCGCCAGGGTGACCACCGCATGTACGGGATCGCCAGGCAGCCTCGGTAGTACTCATGACCAGGGAGTGGGTCGTCCACGTACCCCAGACCGAACACGCGGACTTGGTGTTCGAGCAGGCCGCGACTCGCCAAATACTCGGCGGCTGGGCTTCCTGGCAGACTTTCCCTGTATCGGGACGTTGCATCCCACAGATAGCTCCTCTGCGATTCGGTTAGCCGTTGGATAGTTCACCTCCTCTTCGTGTCGGATGATCGAGATCACGTCTCCCCTGACCCCACAGGCCAGGCAGTTGAACCCCTGCAGGTCGTAGCTGACTGCGGCAGAAGGCGTTTCGTCCCCGTGGAACGGGCACAGGCACTTGTTCCACTCGTTGTGATCCGGCGGCGGCTCCCAGTCGGGGTAGTAGCGCAGGATCACTTTCGTGATCGGGGACTCGGTAACTGTCAAGTTCGGCCTCCCAGTTTGTCGGCCTCGATCGGCGCGATGCGCTCCCCGAGCACCTGGACGGCCGGCGGGTTGGTCAGGTACTCGATGGCCCGCTTGAAGAACTCGATGCAGTCCCTGGCCCAGCCGAGGGTGTACTTGTTGCACATCGTGCAGAGCAGACCTCGCACGATCCCAGTCTTGTGGTCGTGATCCACGGAGAGACGCTTGTGCTTCCCGTTGGCACGCTGGCAGATGTAGCATCTGCCGCCCTGGAACTCGTAGATCTGCCAGTACTCGTCGGCCGAAATCCCGTACGTCGCAAGTATTCTTGCGCCCCAAGTTCCCGCGCTACGCTCTCGTTTCTTCCCTCGATGATGTGTCGCACAGCGAGGTCCAGGGTGAGGGGTCTTGCGCTTCGACGTAATGCCCTCAGCAGCGCAGTCAACGCACTGTTTCGGTGGCTTCTTCGGCCGCGTCACGCTCAGCCTCCCTCCGAGATCGTGCATCCATCACCAGGCAGAAGTAGGCCAGCAGCCCCAGCGCGACGATGTGCAGGTCGAGGGCGAACAGCACCGGGTTCATCCGGCCCCCTGGATGTACCGCTGCGGGTACAGATCGAGGAGCGCCAGCGTCATCAGGTCAGCCGCCAGCTCCGGGTCAGCGACCATCCATGAGTGGTAGCCGTCGACCCCGTAGAACGTCGCCTCGGTCATCCGGGCCGCGCTCAGGCCGGCCTCGTACGGGACGATCTGGTCGTGCAGGCCGTGCAGGACGGCCGTGGGAACGCCGTGGCGCTGCATCGCCTCGAGCAGAGGCACCGTGTCGGCCTTCGTGAGGGCGTATGCCGCCCGAACGAACCTCAGCCCACCCACTGACTCCCGGAGGTTGGTCAGCAGGCTCAGACGCTCTCTGGGCGTCCGGGTCTTCAGCGCGAGGAGGCCGTCACCCAGAACGTCGTTGATCCCGCCGAAGAGGAACTTCACCGCCCGGTAGGGCAGGTTCGGTCCCGGAGTCAGCGCGATGCCCTTGTGGTGCTCCGCGCCGGCAGCCGCGTCCAGCAGGATCGCGGCGGCGACCCGGTGAGGATTGCTCGCTGCGATCTCGACCACCATCCCGCCACCCATCGAGTGACCTGCGAAGATCGCTCGGTGAATGTCAAGTCGGTCCAACGCCTGAAGAGTCATCCGCGTCATGTCCTCGACGGTGTGGCCCCACGGCAGCGATCCGCTGTCGCCGTGGTTGGCCGCGTCCAGGCCGATCACTCGGAAGCCCTTCTCGGCGAGCTGGATGAACAGCTCGTCGTACGCCTGGGCGCTCACGCTCAGGCCGTGCAGGAACACCAGGGGGACGCCCTGGCCTATCTCGGTGACGCCGACGCGGAACCCGTCAGCGGTGATGATCGTCTTGCGGTTCAGGCCAGCCATTCCGGCGGCTCCCCTCTGTCTCCCTTGGGCCCCACGAATCCCTGCGGGCCGCGTGGGCCGCGCAGTGATCCGGTGAGCAGAGCGATGATGACGACTGCGTCCAGCAGCCAGATCCCGATGGCTATGAGCCACAGCAGCATCAGGCCACCTTCCAGAACATGACTCGACGCCCGGTCAGCTCGTAGATCCCCTTGTGCGACAGCGTCAGAACGCCGTCCTCCCGCAGGGAGAGGACCGTGGGGGTGATCTCGTTGATCGGCCGGCCCGTCAGGGCGGCGATGTCGCGGTTGCACAGCGAGCCGTACTTCCGCACGACGCCGACGACCTCTTGCTTGCGCTCCGACATCTCCGGGAGCACCGACCGGTACGCCTCGCGGCTGGTCTCTTGGACGGTCATCGCAGCCACCGCTTCGCGGCGAGGTCGACGTTGGCCTCCGAGACGTTCTGGGCCAGCGGGAACCGGAGCCCCTGACGGGTCACCTTCCGTTCGACCACCTGGTCCTTGCCGGCCGAGTCCTTGACGAGCTTCTTGAAGGTCGTCGTGACCGGCTTGGTTGCCAGCAGTGCGGAGAGCATTTGCTGGTGCAGCGGGTTGGTCCGCTTGGGCATCGCGTTAGGGGTCGCCATCTGGGGTTTTCCTCTCGGGGTGAATGTCAAGTTAGAGCCGATAATTAACTACTATGTAAGGCTAGGCACGCCCGTGGGGCGGAGTGTCTCCCACCAATCACCGCGCTGGTTCCCGGCTCCTCGCCGTGGGACCACGGGCCTGCGCCAGGTCTTACTCCCCGTCGTCGTCCAGCTCGCAGAAGTAGCCGTTCTCGTCCACGTAGCCGCGATCACCGGGCTCCATGTCGTCGTCCTCGCAGTAGTAGCCCTGCTCGTCGTAGTACGGCGCGGGGGAACAGGCCGAGAGGCCGAGCGCCAGGGCGAGGCCGGCGAGGGTGGTGGCGATGATCTTCTTCATGTTCTCTCCTTGGGTGAATGACAAGTCAGCGAAAGTCGTTGATCTGCATGGTGTCTCCGACGAACTCGAGCGAGGCGAAGTCTTGCCCGGAGGGGTCCGACTTGCCGCCTCGGTTCTTGACCGTGGAAACGTTGAGCGAGTCGGGCCCGAACCCGTCCGACACGCGGTGGAGCGTCAGCACCATCTCGGGCACACGCCCGATCTGGCCCTTGATGCCCGACAACGGGATCGGCTTGTCGCCGTCGTTGTGCGGGCCGGTGACGTGGTGGAGCCCGATGACACAGGAGCCGGTCTCCCGGCCCATCTCATGCAGGTAGTCCATCAGCGACTCGAGGCCGCTGAACGGGTCATCACCGTCGCTACTGTCCGTTCGGACGTTGGTGATGTTGTCCACGACGATCAGCGCCGGGAAGTCCTCGTACAGCGCGTCATACGCCGCCAGGGACTCCTCGATGATGTCGAGCGAGGGTGACGCCTTGTAGTTGAACCGGATCGGGATCTCGTCCAGCTCGGCGGCGACCGCCTCCTCGATGTTCTGCTCCCGGACATCCCGCGCCGCCTTCTCGAGCGAGCACCCGCTGAGGATGCTCACCGACCTCGAGATCTGCGTGAATGCGTCCGAGTCAGCCGAGAAGTAGAGCGTCGGTACCTTCGACTTCAGGGCGTAGGCCAGCACGAACGCTGACTTGCCCGTGCCGGGGCCGGCGCAGACCAGGACGAGCTGGCCACGTCGGAGCGTGGTGCCCTTGTGCGTCAGGGCGCTCCACACCGGGGGAAGCGGATCACCGGCAGAGCCGCGAATGTAGAGCGACTGCCGTGGGGTGTACATGGTCTCCTCTCAGAACGGCGGGCCGTAGGTCTCGATGATGAAGTCGTAGACCGCGTTGACCAGGGAATCGATCGAACCTCCTCCGTGGAACAGCCACGCTCGGGCGATCCCTCGGAGGTCTTGCCGCAGTTGGTCTGTCGGCGTCATGTCGTGAGCTTGGGGTCGATCTTGGCGTCGTGGATCGGCCGGCCGGCGTGAGCCGCCCGCGTCTCGGCGTCCAAGGCTCGCTGCATCTGGCTCATCAGCCGCGTGCCGCGCAGCTTGAGGAGCTTCATGATGTCCGCGCCCTTGTACCCGGCGCGGTGCATCCTCAGCACCGCCGCCGTCTCATGCGGCGCGTTGGTCGACTTCAGCAGGCGGTGGTTGGGATCCCAGTCGGTCATTTCTTCTCCTCGGTGAATGTCAAGTTCGTCACAGGCCAAACTCCTCCTGGTACATCGGGATGAACTGGCTGGCCGGCGTCGGCCGGCCCTCCTCGCACTCGCGGTCGAACAGCCTGATCAGGTGCTCGATGTACCCCTGGTGCGAGGGCGGTGCCTCGGCACAGAGCTGCGTGAGCTTCCGCCGCTGCTTCGCGACGTTCATCTCCATCTGGACGTTTCTCACAGGACGAACCTCTCCCCGTCTGGTGTGGCCACCACGACCTCTCGGTTCGGGTGGTCGGCCTTGTTGGCCTCGGCGAAGCGGAACCCCGCCTTCTCGGTGGGGAACGGCCAGCGCGAGGGGTTGGACTGGACGTGCCAGAGCGGAAGCTCGGGGATCGGGCCCAGCTCCACGTAGGTGTAGCCCTTGTCCTCGAACTCGACCGTGGTGCGGTATTCCTTCATCGGCCTGCCTAACTAGATACGCGTCTGCGGGTGGATGACAAGCCGAATGGTGAGCTACATCACTCGGTGTATGTCAAGGGCGGCTACTGATAGATCGGGCAGGAGTAACTTACGTCACAGAAGTTGCACTTGTCGGGCTCAGGCAGCGCGGGGAACTCCCCGGCCTGGATCTGGACCTCGACCTCATGGAACCTCTCGGCGATCCGCTCCGCTGTCCACTCGGTGAGGTCGTAGGGGGCGGTGATGACCGCCTTCTTGCCCTTCTTCCCCGCCATGAAGTAGTCACCTGTGGTCGGTGCCTTCACGCCGTACTTCATCGCGACGGCCAGCGCGTAGACGCCGAGCTGGAAGTCGTCTCCGGGCTTGTTCCCGGTCTTGTAGTCCCGGACCCTCAGCTCACCGTTGACCACCACGACAGCGTCGATGTAGCCCCGGACACGGATCGGTCCCAGCGGGGTGTCCAGCACGATGCTGAACGACAGCTCGATGGCCGGCTCGGCCGGCCGGCAGAGGCAGTCCTTGACGTGGGTGTCTGTCAAGGGAGACTGAGCCTCATCGGCCCCGCAGCGGGGATCGACCACCGCCGGGGCGATCCAGATCTGCTGGCCCTTGGTGGTGCGCCAGGCGATGAACTTCTCGACCTGCTCGAGCCCGATGTGGAACCGGCGTGCGATGTCTCGCTCGCCGTTGTACGGGCCGCTGTGGAACCACCAGTCGAAGTTCGGGGTCTCCTCGGCCAGGGCGTTGATGTCCTTGGCGTACTCCTCCTTGAAGATCTCCTGGGCCCGCTCGAGGCTCATCTCTCGGCCCTCGGCCAGAGCCTTCTCGTAGACCTCAGCGACGGTGTGGAACGCCGTGCCCTGCGGCAGCCATGCGGCCGGCCGCGCCCACACCTTGTCGATGCGTGCGAGCTTGTAGCTCATCGGGCAGCGGGTGTACTGGTTGATCTGGCTGACGCTTCGCAGCGGCAGCGACTTCGTGGTCTGGGTCATACGTGCTGCAGTACCTCCTTCAGCGCCATGCCGGTGGCCTCGGCCAGGACTTGGCGTATCTCATCAATCGGTCCCTCGGGGAACGCGTCGGCCTGAGTCAGTCTGGCCACCGTGAACTGTCCTGTCTCACCCCACCAGTCGGGGTTGTGATGGGTTCCGCTGCAGAGGACATCGAACCTCTTCGCGGCGAGGATCAGGTTGGACACTGGGCGGTACATCTTGCTGGTGCATTTCACCAGCGGACTGCGATAGACGAGGAGAACGGTGACGGGGTCAAGATGCTCGAACCCCCGCCACCACGCCTCGCATTTCTGTGCGTACAGCCAGTTCGATTCGCATGCGATCGTCTCGACGGGGGTGCTCACTACCTCGGGGAGCACTGCAGTGATACGTGAAAGAGCCACGCTGGTACCTTTCTCGCCGTACGCAGCCTGGGTCAGCGCACGGCCTATCTGTTCGGGTGGATCAGCTCTTCGATCCCCGGCGGCCACGTCCAGAGCAGTTCTGCCTGGGCGTTGAGCGTGCCGTCCTCATCGAGAACCTCGGGCCGCACGAACTCGTTGACCCTGATGAGGAGGTCGTCGTCCCGCTCCTCGCGGGGGACGTACCGGAAGCCACCGCCGGCAAAGCCTTCGTAGGGCTCGATGGCGGGGTCGAACTCGAGCACGACGTTCTGATCCCACATGCGCCGCCAGAAGGACAGGAGCCGCTTCTTCTTCTCCTCGGAGAAGCCTCGGAAGCTCAACTGGCGCATGTACTCCCCGTGGTCACGAAGGCTCTGAAACGCCTTCGAACGGCTGTGGAGTTTGGAGGTCTCGAACGGCCACAAAGCCTTCGCCTGCTGGCGAGTGTTCAAGCGCCCTCCGTAGGTCTTAACCTGCCACTCGACAGCCTGGCGAGTCACGCCGTGCATGTCTCCGATTTGTCGGTAGTTGTACCCCTTCCCTACGAGATCCTCAATCGTGCTGAGGGTCAGTGGTTGCCTCGACACCGGTCTGACGATGTCGAGGGTCTGGATTTTGCCGCTCATGATTTCCTCCATGAGAAAGGTCAAGTCCCCCGTGTCCATCACGGAGGCAATTTGGTGCCTGTCAAGTCTATCTCTCTTTCTCTGCGTCTCGGCCGTATGAAGTTGTTGGCTTCGACACCGCGTCCTCGCCCCGATGGATTCGAGTGGGAGTCTGTGATGCGTCCTACGTTTGGGAATCTACCGGTGGGTACCGACAAGTAGCAAACTTGTGACACAAACCACCAGATGTGCCTAGCTGACCTCGGCTGATACCTCCTCGATGCGTCCCTCGATGTCTTCGAGATCCCACGCGGCCTGCTCGTTGTGCGGATTGGCATCCAGCCGGCCCTGGGCTTCGTCACGCAGGGACTCGAGTTCTTCCAGGTCAAACACGTCATCGACGTACATTTCGTCAGTTCCTCCCTCGTCGTTACAGGCTGAACGGGCGTTTACTCGAACGTCCTAGTTCAGCGACAGCGTAAATTAGCCCGGATCTTTAGCTGACCTCACGTTTCCGTGGTATGGAGCCCCTTCCAGCAAAGCTCGGTCAGATGATCCCGACTCGGGGAGACTCGAAGACGAACACGCCTTCGATCTCGGAGCCGTCGTTCTCCTGGTGTTGCTGGATCGCCCCGTCGATCCCGAAGGCCAGGTACGGCAACTTCCGGCCGTCCGGGTCGACCACGATGTAGACGTTCTCGTCCATCAGCCAGCCCTCGATTCGAGCGCGTCCCGCGCCGCGTCCCCGTTGGCGTACCAGCCGATCCAGTTGACGATGTCTCCGACGAGCGTGGAGAGCTTGCCGACCGGAATCTCGAGCGGGTCGCCCACGTCGACTGTGGTGCCGTAGTTCAGCACCTTGCCGTTGTCCGACTCCCGCGTGATGCGCTCGGTCTTCTGGATCGTCAGGCCAGCCAGCGTGCCGTCCGGGTTGTCGATCGGTGACACCTCGTACTTGGTGATCTTGCGGTCCTGTGCCACGTCATGCCTCCTTGAGATTCGGGAACGGGTCGGTGTCGTTGAGCGCCTGGGCGATGCGCTGGGCCCAGTCGGGGTGCCCAGTAGTCGCGACGATGGTCTGTGCGCCGTTGTGCGGCGTGAAGATGACGTGTCGCCTCTCGACTCTGAATCGCATCACGCCTCCTGTTCGTTGATGATGTCCTCGAGCGTCAGCTCGCCGGCCTCGAGAAGCTCACCGCGAGTTGCGGTCTGGCCCTCGGGCACCCAGTTCAGGATGTCGGGGTCGATGCCTGCGTCCAGCAGGGCATGTCGTGTGTTCACGCCTTGGTCCTCTCTTCGATGCAGTCGGTGTCGCCGCAGCGGCAGTGCATGTCGCCGCAGTCGTCGCCCTCGGAGTGGTCGTCCTCGAAGGCTTCGATGGTGCGTTCGTCCACGCCGATGGCCAGGAGCAGATCAGCCATCGCTTCGAACTCGATGCAGGTCAGCTTCGTGGCGATGTCGCCCAGCAGGTAGCCGTCGCCCCACACCTCCTTGAACTGGTCGAGAGCGAGCCGGGGGCTCAGCGGGATGCGCTTCTCTCGCACGGTCACTTCTTCTCCTCGATGCCCAAGGCTTCCGCGAGCGCGTCAGCCAGCAGCTCGCCCAGGTAGGCCAGCTCGTAGTTGTAGTCGGTGATGGTCTCGTCGTACTTGTAGCCGATGTCACCGTCCTCGGACTCGTTCTCCTCGATGAAATCGGCCTTGGCTTGGGACATTTCGCGGAAGCTGTCGAGCGCACCGCGAACCTTCTCCATGTCTCCGATGGTCATCTCCAGTCGACCTCCCCATCCCTCGGGTATGTCCTTCTTGGCCATGCAGTTCAGGCACTGCAGGAACTCGCCGTCGCCGTCCTCGCTCCAATCCTCGGAGCCGGTGTAGGTGGCGACGATGGTCTTCGTCTCGGGGTCGACCTGGGTCGACCAGGTGCGGACGTAGCCGGTCTCGGTGACCTGCCAGTCGTGGTCGCAGTTGCTCATGCCGCTGTCTCCTTGACCTTGACGGTGTGTCCCGTCATGACTTCGTGGATGCGGATGTTGGTGCCGAACTCGCGGCGCTTCTCGGCCTTGAACTCAGTCGAGCACCCGGAGCACTTAGCCTGGAATCTCATCAGCAGAACCACTTCTTCCTGCAGTATCGGGACTTGCCCTCGTCAGGCTTGGGCTTGTCCTCGGTGGGCGTAGCGGCCGGTCGCGACCCCTCGTTCGCGTCGACCTCGGTGCAGGGCGATGGCTCGCCTCGCTCCAGGTGGTACCGGCGGTCAGCCGCCGGGGTGACTGCGGTCTTCTTGCCCGCCAGGTGCTGCCAGCACGCGGCCGAAACCTCGGCATGGGCGGGGGCGGGCCCCACCTGGATGGTGCCTATCGACACCAGAGCCAGGAGGACCAGCACCATCACGATCCGCCTCATGCGATCGACCTCTGCATCGCCGCGTTGCGGCCGTCACGCTGCCCGTGGGCGTAGCCGCTGCTGTTGTAGCTGGTGTTCGAGCGGGTGACTCGAACCCTCGGGAAGACGCGGGCCAGCTCGGCCTGGGCCCGTGCCTTGTCGTCGCGGTAGAGCACCAGCGCACCGCCGCCGGCCGATTCGACGGCCTTGCTCTCCTCGGCGCGGACTCGGTCGCCGATGGTCGAGGCGAAGCCTGCGATCCACGCACGGCGGTAGCTCTTGACCTGGCCAGCACCGCTCACGGTCTTGTAGGTGCCGGTGCGCCAGTCGTACCTCGTCCGGTGCTGCATGTTCTCGGGCCGAACCTCTTCGACCAGGCGCAGCATCTGCGGGCGCAGGATCTCCCACAGGAACTTGACTCGGTCGATGTGACGCTGCATGCCGAACACGTAGACGAGCTGGTCCTTGGTGCCTCCGACGTTCGTGTAGACCGTCTTGCAGTGCAGCGCACGGGCGATGCCGTGGAGCAGCAAGGCTTGCTGAGCGACGTACTTCCCGGACACGGTGGCTCGCCACTGGACCGCGTCGGGCATCTCGGTCATGTCCAGACCTGCCTTGGTGGCCTCGATCTGCGACATCTCGATGCCGTACTTGGCCATCAGCTCGAAGGCTTTCGCCTGGAACACGGCCTCCTCGGGCGTGCCGACCACGTCCTCGGCGTGGCGCAGGAGCTTGGCGACCTGCTGCTGCATCTTCGCGGTCTTGCTGTCCATCAGTAGTCCCTCTTCCAGTTCGATCGGGTGCCCTTGCCTGGGCGCTTCATGGCTCGTTTCCGGTTGGCGTGCTTGCGTGCCGCCGCAGCCTGAGCAGCGCGGCGCATCGCGTGCTCTCGGCCGCGTGCGGACACTTTCTTCACCTCTCGATGTCTTCGATGTGGATGCAGCCCACGCGGTCAGGCCCGAACTCGGGTGCGAAGCCCAGGACTTCGTCCTCCTCGCACGGGAAGGCCCGCTGGTCGAACGTGATCGGGTCGACGGGCTGTGGGATGGCCGAAGCCTCGTCGGGCTCGGCGATGGCCAGGGCGACGAACGTCGCGACGACGGCGGTGGTGATCAGCTTCCAGTGCTTCTTCACTCTTCTTCTCTCCATTGTTGGTCTGCGAGTAGGTCGTTGGCGATCTCGATGGGGTCTCGGGCTGTCACGCCTTGACCTCACGCGAGTAGCGGGCCAGGCCGTTGCCCTGGACCGTCCAGGTGCGCCGTCCCTCGGAGTCGACATCCGCGAGGTTGCCGACGAAGTCCTTCACGTCGTCCCAGTTCTCGATGACAGCTCGGGCGGCGATCGTCGGGCTGTACTCGTTCTTCGGGTGGTTGGTCTCTCGGGGCTCGGTGACAATCCGCAGGCGCATGCCGAAGTGCCACACGATGTCTCCCAGCGCGAAGTCGTGCGGGGTGATCTCCTCGTAGGCGGTGGGCGGTGCCTCGTCAGCGGGCAGCTCGATGTCGTCTAGGTACATGGTGTCCTCTCGGGTGGATGTCAAGCGGTGTACACAGTGCGATGGGCCAGGACCGCGAGGTCCGACCCCTGGAACGGAGCCTCGTCGTCGGTGTAGACGAAGGTCTCGTACTTGCGGGGGTTGTACGTCACCTTGCGGGCGTCCTGGGACAGCACCACGGCTTCGCCCTGGACCAGCTCACCGACCAGGCCGGCGTGGACGTTCTTGCGGCCCTCACGGAGCACGCGTTGCCGGCCGGCTTCCGATACCTTGCCGGTCACGTTGCGGAGCACGACGTGGTTGTGCCGTGCGATGACTCGGCCCTTGTTCGGTCCTTCGAGTGCCTTGACCGACCACATGCCTCGGTGCAGATTCCAGTAGACGAAGACCCTCACAGTGCGTCGATCCCTTCCGCGATGATGTCCCGGACCACGCGGGCCGGTGACTCGCCGTCTTCGTAGCTGTCCCGGTACGTCCGGTCAGCGATGTCTCGGGACGTGACTCCCCACGCCTTGGTGAGGAGCCCGTCGACGTGCTTCATCCACACCTCGAAGCTCATGAGAGGGTGACCTCCCAGGTGGCCACGATCTGGCCATCACGGAGCACGTCGCCCTCGACACCGGGCTCACGCCAGGTGACCTCGAACCCGTTGCGCTTGGTCGAAGCCTCGAGGTGGTCGAGCACCACCTGACGGGCGCTCGCGGACACGACACCGGTCTTGCCGGTGCCGATCTGGGTCACGGTCATGGTGAACATCAGGCAGCCTTCCCTTGGAATCTGGTGGTGACTCGGTCGTCGCTCTGCATGACGCGGCGGGGGGTGTCGAGGGTCTCGCCTCGGTAGTCGGTGTCGACCCACACGTCGAACCAGAGCACGTAGCGGTTCTCCCCCGCGTGCCACTCGTACACGGCGTTGGCCAGGTCGACCGTGCCTCGGTCGAGGTTGTTGGTGAACACCCGCGTACCTTGGGTGAGGGTCTGGCCAAAGGCCGTGCGTGCGGTGTCTCCGTCGAATGCCTTGCGGTACTTGCCTTCCGGCGGTTCCATCAGAAGCCCTCCTTGCCTTCGAACAGGTTGAGGCGGTTGGTCTCGAACTCGGCGAGCATGGCGATCAGCTCGAACCTGGAGAGCCCCTGGTCCACGTCTCGCACAGAGTCGTAGGCCATCGAGGCGACGATCCCTCGCAGGTGCAGCTCGCTGTACTGGCGATGGCTGTCCCATGTCTGGGCGTACACGTCCACGTCGAAGGTGAACCGGCCGTGCTTCTCGAGCGTGACGCTCTGGGTCTGGGCCATGACTTGCCTCACTTCTTGGTCGAGCTGAACAGGACAGACTTGCGGCCCTTGACGCACAGACCGCACCGGGCGCATGCCGATCCCTTGGTGTCGATCAGGGCGATCGCGCCGTTGTTTTCCGGGCACCGCACCGCGTCCGGGAACTGTTCCTTGCCTTCGGCAAAGGTCCGGTCGACGTAGGCGATGTTGATCCCTTGCAGGCCCAGGAACTGAGCCGTGCGGATGTTGTCGCGGTCACCGCTGAAGTACAGGCTCAGGTTCGGTAGCTTCTGAGCGTGCAGGAACAGGCACGCGCTGGGCACTCGGGTGTAGGCCCAGAACTGGACATCCGGGAAGTCTCGGATGACACGCGCCCACGCGGCGACGTACGTGCCGCTGAAGAAGTCTCCGTCCCAGTGGATGCGGAAGCTCTTCTCCGCACCACGCTTGTCCGATTCCTTGACGAACTCAGCGATCATCTCGGTGAGCAGAGTCGTGGTGTCTTCGAGAGATGCCTCTCGCAGAAGCTCCCAGTTGTGCAGGAGCACGGCGCTCACGCCTTTGTAGACGCGCTCGAGCTTGCCGGCGTAGCAGATCTCACTGCAGAACGCGGTGGCGTCCGGGCAGGAGAACCCTTTGCCGCTGGGCAGACCGATGCTGTTCGCGATCATCGCCGTGGTGCCTTTGGCGTTGACGGCGTTGGTGACCTTGCGATCCTTCGATCGCTTGAGCGTGGCCATGTCAATCCTCTCGGTGAATGTCAAGTCACTTGACGCGGACGTACCCGTTGCCTCGAGCGACGTAGATCCGGCCGTCGATGTAGACGCGCTGTTGCTTGTTCATCATGCATTCCTCTCGGGTAAATGTCAAGTCTCAGGCCCAGCGACGGGTCGTCGGCCGGGGGCGGCGAACCTTGGCGGTAGATGCCTTGGCGCGGGGGACATAGGTGCCCACGGTCATCGCTTCGAACTCCTGCTCAGCAGCGCGAACCGCGCCGCCGTCGACCATCGCGGTGTCTTCGATCTTGCGGTCGAAGTCAGTCCAGCCCTTCAGACCTTTGTCCAGCTCACGGGCCAGCAGAGGTGCTGGCGACAGCTCGGGTGCCACGAAGGGCATGCGGGTGGTGTCGCGCTCGGAGGCTTTCACGTTGCGGGCTTTGTTGCCCGGTTCGCCGATGAGTTGCATCATGCCTGCCTTTCAAGTCTCAGGTGCATGTCAAAGTGGGTAGTCGGGAATCGAACCCGATAGCCGTGATGCCGCGACCCCTTGCGGGATCCGCCAGGCCATAGCTCAGGTGTCATTCCACACCGCCAGAGCTACCCGGTAGTCTTGATTCTCCCCGTGGATCAGGCGCTATCTATCGGAAGCTACCCACAGGTCTACATTTAGTTATCCGCAGTACTCGCACTTTATCGGCATCGAGTTTCCGCCGCACTCGCGATGCTCACACCGTCGCGGGTGTTGGATTGGGCTGCGGCCCGTTCCGGTCTTGCTTGTGTGATTCTCACTCTACCGGCTGTCCGGGTGAATGTCAAGCGGGCCGTTTTGGTATTTACCGGATGCCCTCGTTAGCGCCGCTGGTGTAAGGCGCTACCCGCTTTGTCTCACCGTGGTCTTGCTGGTGTGCTTTCCAAGCTACCCGATGTCCGGGTGAATGTCAAGCCGTGAGATTCACGTTCCGGATTTTCACCGGATCCGGCGCGATCCTCTCGGATCCGCCTACCGCCTTGCTGCTGCGATGACACAAGTATGCACTACCGCCGGGTGCATGTCAAGCACAAGTTGGAATTGGCCTCTGAGCTGCAGTGATGTGCCCGCAATAGAGCTCTCACGCGGCCGTTCGCGGCCGTCCCCCGTCGTCACCGCTGGTCATCCCCCGTCGTCACGGGCCCGTGGGATCCGCGCATAAGCTGCTCACTCTGTGCTCGGTACTGGACTCGGGTCGTGTGTGCGCTCGCGTGCGTGGGCGCGTGCCCGCGTGAGCGCGTGGGCCCGCATGGGCTCGCACTAGTAGTCATCTGCGCTGGTCATGGGCCCAATCCATCGAGCGTCATAAGCTGCTCACTATCGCATCGGTGCATGCGTATGCCCTGCTCGCACACACATGTCCTAGTGCTGTGACCAGCACAAACGCACACACACACGCACACACACATGTTATCTGTATGTTGTGCCGGCTATTCGCATACACACTGGTCAGAGCGTTATCAGATGAGATTAGAGATTATCTTTCGTTTGCTGCTGCCCTCCTCGACGTCTCGAGGTTCGCCGGCTGTATGGCCGGCTGTATGCATTTGCCCAGGTCACAGAGCGTTTGCCCAGCTCAGACCCCAGGGGTGATACCCCCTAGGGGTACCTTCCTGACCGGTCGGTAA